CATGTGGAAGGGATGCATGAGCACGTTGTGCTCGGCCTGGAGCACCAGCATGAAGTTGAAGGTGCCGGAGATGCCCAGGGGCATGGGGTCGGAGAAGGAACCCTGGCCGATGGCGTACACCAGCAGCACGGCGGTGGCGGCAGCCACCGGAGCGGAATAGGCCACGGCGATCCAGGGACGCATCCCTAGCCGGTAGCTGAGTTCCCATTCACGGCCCATCCAGCAGAAGATGCCGATGAGGAAGTGGAAGATGATCAGCTGGTAGGGGCCGCCGTTGTAGAGCCATTCATCGAGGCTGGAGGCGGCCCAGATCGGGTAGAAGTGCAGGCCGATGGCGTTGGAGCTGGGCACCACCGCGGCGGTGATGATGTTGTTGCCGTAGAGGAGGCCGCCGGAGACGGGTTCGCGGATGCCGTCGATGTCGACGGGCGGGGCGCCAATGAAGGCGATCACGAAACAGCAGGTGGCCACCAGCAGGGTGGGGATCATCAGCACGCCGAACCAGCCCACGTAGAGGCGGTTGTCGGTGCTGGTCACCCAGTCCTTGAAGCTGTTCCATGGGTTGCCCCAGGAACGCTTGAGGATGGTTGTCGTCATGGCGAGGAATGAAGACGGGACTGGGGAGAGCTGCGAAGGCGAGGGCGGCCCATCGTGGTGGATGGACAGCCGAGCACCCGCTCTTCCCAATAAAACAGTAGCGTTGAAGCCTTCTATGACGCGAGAGACGTTATGAGCATTCTTTCTCAAGGGGCTGGTGCGGGTTTCCGCCCAGCTGCGCACCGGCTGCATCGACCCAACTGGCGGCCCGTCTTCGCCGCTGTTCTGCTTGCCCTGACCCTGATGCTTCTACCGCTCCAGGCCCAGGCAGCAGCCGATCCACAACGCTGGACCCTCACGGATTCCTCAGGTCGTTCCTGGGGCCTGACCCTGTTCGAGCAACCTGATCCCGCCTACCCAGACGGCTGGCGAGTGCGCCTGACTGCCCGCTCACCCGGGCAGATAGTCGATCACCAAAGCCCACTGCTCTTGAGCGATGGCCTCGGCGGCGCCTGGGAGCTGCCGAACCGCAGTGAGGAACTGGTGCGACAAGGGGAGGAGGTGGTCCCCGAGTCATCGGCCCAGTTCGACGCCAACGCCCTGGACCCCAGGCCCAGCGAAGTGCTGCCGCTGCAGCTGGAGGTGCCGACCAACAATCCAGAGGGCACGATCATGGTCATGCTGCAACCTGAAGTCGTGCAAGCGCTCCACGAGTTGCCACCGAACCTTGCTACCTGATTGGGTTGGGCTTCCGCCTCGTTGGTCCTGTGTCTTGGCGTTCCTCTTGCCGCAGGACCCCCAACTGGCAGCTAGCCAGTCCGCTCGGCCGGACCCGTCCACCAAGGCGGCCTGCCCTGACGAATGAAACCGACCAGGTTTCCGAGCTGCGCTGGCAGCAGTTGCAGCGGTTTTTCGGGGGCGAAAGCTCACTCTTGATCCGCTGAGGGCCCACGGGACCGTTCTCCTGGGGCCTGCTCCTGGCCGGGCTGTTGCTTCAGCAGGCACGGACAGCCCGGCACCCTGCACGGCGTGATCACCACCGACCCTGATCACCTGCAGCCGCGGGCGAACGCGGCTCAGCGCAGCACCGCTCAGGGGTGTCCCGCCCCGGCCCAGTGAGCAAAGCTCGTCGGGCATGCCTACAACTCCTCATCGCCATTTCCTGTCGTACCTCATCCCTCCAACGCCCGCGCAAACGCTGCGGCCGCGCCCTGGCCCGAGGCCCATGGATAGCTGCGCAGGTGCACCTCCAGCGAGTGCCCCATGCTCAGGGCCATGCTCCCAGGGTCGATCCCCAGCTGATGGCCTCGGAGGCTGTAGCCATGCCGGAACGAGTACGGCACGGCGCGCTCTCCTCGTGCTGCCATTCGTTCACGCAATTCCATCCAGCACCGCTGGCGCTTGAGATAGGTGCCGATCGCATCGGCCGCTCCCGGCCCGCCGCCCAGGGGCGGAAGCTGAATGGCACCCGAGCGCCAGCGCTCCAGCAATTGCCAGTCCTGCCGGCGGCCGTCCCAATCCGTCAGCGGCAGCGGATGCACCCAGCGCGGCGCGGTCATGCCGCCGCCGCTGCGCTTGCGGTAGGTGCACCACCACAGCGGTTGGCCGCTGCCCGGATCGTTGCGCACCCCCAGGTGCTGCAATTCGATCGGCCGCAGGCCCAGCTCCGCCAGCAGCCGCAGCGCATCAGCCCAGCGGCGGCCAGGTTGATCGGTGGGCAGGGAATCGAGCAGCTGCAGCACCTGCAGATCGGTGAAGGGATCACCCTTGCGGTGGCCGGCAGCCGTCTCAGCGGCCGGGACACCGATGTGCGGTCGCAGATCGAGCGGTGGCCGCCAGCTATCGGGGAATTTTTCGCGCTCCACGCAATGCCGCAGGAACTGCGCCAGCGACTGCGCCCGGATCTGCCGGGCCCGGCTCCCAGGCGCCCAGCCCCGCAGGCAGGCATCCAGCAGCGAAGCTGAATCGGCAGGCCTGCTGTCAGCTCGTCAAGCCTGAGTGCTGCACCAGAAACGCCTCGATCCAATCGTGGTGACGCTTCTGCACGATTCGATCGGCGATCGTTGCGGCCCCTTCCGGGATGGAGAAGCGCTTGCGGAAGCCCTGGGTGAGGGCCTCCAGCAGTGGGCGAGGCAGCTGGCGGATGGCGCCGTGCAGCTGGCGGATCGTGTCCGTATCAAGGGGAAGCAGCCCCGGATCCTGCTGGGATGCAGGGGCTGCATCCTGAGCCGGGTGCTCTGCTGCTGTCGCTGACCTTTCCTGGTGCTGCGGCGCTGGCTCTGCCTGACGGGGGTGGGCCGTTGGACGTTCTGGTGCCGCTGAGCTGGTTACCTCCCGCTGGCGCTTGTCGTACAACGCGAGGCCGAAGGGATTGCCAAAGGTCATCAAGGCCCGCTTCATGGCGTCGGTCTCGGCTTCCTTGAGAGCGGACTCGTGGGCCTGGCCGAGGTCCACATCGATGCCATGGCCAGCGCCGCTGCCCTCCCGGACCAGGGGAATCAGGCTTCCGGCGGTAACGGTGACGCGCACCCGGGCGGTGTAGGTGACGCCCCAGCCGGACTTCTGCTCCCTGCCGATGGGTCGTTCGGCCTGGGCGACGCAGCGCATGGCGATGGTCTGCCGCTGCCAGCCGTCAAAGCCAAAGATGCGGTTGGCCTCCGCGATGACTTGCCAGCCTTCGAGGTAGGCCACCTTCCCGCGGCCCTGCTCGCGCTGGCGGACGTTGGCCCGATTGAGGGGGGCGGCGAGGGCAGCGAGCTGCTCGGGGGAGAAGCCGCTGGGCTGGGCCTGGTTGGCCTGCACTGTCGTGACGGATTCGATGGCTGCTGCTGGAGGGCCCTCCACTCGATCAGCGGTGCGGATCAACTCCAGGGCCGATGGCGGCCTTTGGCTGGATCGAGGAGCTGCGGCGCGGCTGATGGTGCTGGCCCCGTTGGAGGAAGGAGCGGCGACGGTCATGGCGATGGGAAGCGATGGAGCGAGGTGAGCTGCGGAAGGGATTGGGTCAAGGAGGGGGCCCCGGCTACACCACCGAAACCCCATTTGTGAGGGGCCTCTGGCCCCTAGTGGATGCGCCAGGAGCGGCGGGAGATCAGCTGGACGCCGGTGATCTCTCTGCCTGCTTTGAGGGCTTCCTTGATGGCGGCCTTGTCCGGCTTGCTGGTGGTGGTGAAGCTCAGCCACTGGGGATCGAGGGCGTCCTCGTCGTCGATTTCGACGGCCTGGGACTTACGGGAGGTGAGTTCGTGATTCGGGAAGGAGAAGCGGGTGGCGGTGGGCTGCAGGCGGGTGAGGACCAGGACCAGGGAGTCCTCCAGGGCATCGGCCCGGGAGGCATCGGAGCGCGACAGCTCGGTGAGGCGCTTGGCCTGCTGCTGGCGGTAGGCCGCCTGGCCGCGGAGGTGCTCGATCACCCAACAGGTGGCATCGGCCTTGGCGGCAAGGGCCTGCTTGTTGCCCTCCTCGGCCAGCAGGGCAGCCTCGAGCTCGGCGAGGGCCTGGGCGCGGGTGTCGTCGTCGGCCTCCAGCTGCTCAGCCAGCTGAGCGATGGCGGTGGTGAGCTCCTGGGCCTCGATGCCCAGCTGCCAGAGGGAGCCGGTGCGCTGCAGGGAGCAGGCCGGCCCGGCGACTTGTGGGAGAACCGCGGAGAGAGGAGCGGCGAGGGCGGTGAGAACAGACATGGGGACGTGGAGCGGAGGGGAACGAGAAGAACGGGACGGCGATTGCCGCTCAGGCGGCGAGGGGCTCCGGTGAGAACGGCGGCGGCACTTCCATCACCACCACCGGCACCGGCGAACGGGCGGAGCAGCGGCGGGCCTGCTGCACCAGCGAGGCCGTGCCGGGGCCACCGGGAAAGGCGATCACCAGCACCGAGGCGGAGAAGGCCGGGGAGGTATGGGCCTGGGCTTCCACCAGGGCCTGCTCGAGGAGGCGGCGATTGCGGATCGGCCCGGCGCTGCGGCCATAGCGACCCCACTCGGCGGTAAGGGACTGGACCCTCCAACCCAGCTGATGGGCAGCACGGCCGATGGCCTGATCAGCGCCACGGGCACCGCCGTGAAGCAGCAGATGGACCGGACGACCGCAACTGCGCTGCAGGAGGGCGGAGGCGATGCGCTCTTGGGGCCAGACGAGATCACGGCCACCGGCAGCGACGATGACGACCGAGCGATGAACTCCAACCGGCGGCGGCAGGAGACCAGGAAGAGGCAATGCAGCGGCCTGGGCCACTGCAGCAGAGGACAGACTCATGGGCTACAGAGCAAACGAACGGGGCAAGTTGTCCGAGAATTTCATTGCCGCAGGCGATGGGCTCGTGGCCTTTGGCGCGACTCTTATTCTAGCAGTACAAACACACTAATGAGCGAGCAGGGCGGCCGCGGGGCAAGCGATCTGCCCGAAACGCACCCACCCACGATGAGCTAGGCAGCTTGATAACCAATGCAGCCAAATTCAGCACAAAAAAGCCACCGCCCGCGCAGCCGCGCGAGGAAATCCGGGGCCTCACCCCAACACCCCGCCGGCTGGCAGCCGCCCGGCCACCGCAGCCGCGGGAGAGCGGCCCTGCCAGCAACCCCAACACCGGCCCCGGAGCGGAGGGCGGCGGCGGCTGGCCGATGCACGCCACGGCACAGCCGTGGCACGCTCAGGACGGCCGTCGCCGACCGGAGCCCTGCGGCGGTTGCTCAGCCCCAGTGAACGTCGAGGAACTCCACCAGCAGAACGCCCCGGTGGGTGCCGTGGATCTTCACCAGGCCTGCCTTGGCGGCCTGCTCCATGCCGGCCCGCTCCTTGCGCACCTGCTCGGCGCTGGCGAGCACCCGCACCCAGCCACCGGTCATGAAGTCCTCGCTGCCCGTCTCAAAGGCCTGCAGCCGTCGTTGCTGGTTGCTGTTCCGCTCGTAGTACAGGCCTCCACCGGTGGGATCGCCTCCCTCCGCCCAGGCCTGGTCGACCATCAGCTTGCCGATGGCGACTGGGTCCTGCGCTGCGGCATCGATGGCCTCACCGCCGAGCACCAGCGGGTTGCCCGGGTCGTCACGGTTTTCGGAGACGATCAGACGGCTGGACACGGCCTCAGAGCCCTTGGAGGATCAGCACCTCCATCCTGGAGTCCGTCAGTCGTTGGAGCGGTGTTGAGGACTCCATCCTGAGGGTGAAGGGGAGAGACCCTCTCCCACTTCGGGCGGGAGAGACCACCGGGCGAGGACGGGAGAGGGAATCTCTCCCCAAATCTCTCCCATCTCCCCTGGCCAATCCCTGAAAAGTCAATCGGGGCGACAGGATTCGAACCTGCGACCTAGTGCTCCCAAAGCCCTTGAAATAGAGTCTGTCAGATCGACTGCCGCAGCTGGATTCTGCCCCTGAGCCCCGTGCTGTTACTGGCTTTTAGGCTTGCAGGCTGTGGCCGTCTCTGGCCGGGCGTGCCAAGCTGAAGGGGCGATTCTCTTGCAGATTCTCTTGCAAGGGGTGTCGTGTGTGCCTGATTCCCTGGTGCCGTGCCGAAGACCACCCCCGCCCCCCGACAAGCACGAGCAGCGAAAGACCGTGGCTGGGTAGCAGCTCTGCGGCTTTCGTTGACATCAGACCTCGGGCCTCGTAGTGGCTGGACTGTGTCAGAAATGCGCGGACGTGTTCTCCTCAATGTCTCCGCTTCAGCCGCGGGGGGTGCCCGTCAGCAGCGGGTGCTCCCCTTCGATTGGTCCGCATCCGATAGGCAGGCGATTCATACCGCAGTGCTTGCTATCCATGCTGATTTCAATGATGGTGTCCCCCTTGACCTCGCTATCGAAACTCATGCGCGAGTTCCTTCAACGGAATCAAGCTCCAATGGAGTCACCGTTAGTGAGGCAATCAATTGGTCACAGCTGATTCAGGGCTTCAAGGATCACAAGCTGAGTAGTGGAGCCATCAAGCAGAGCACCTGGGATGATATGTATTGGCGGCGAATGTCTGTGATTCTAGATGCCATTGGTGGCAAGCGGCGACCGACCTCATCCAAGCAACTTCTGGAGGCCGTGATCGAGTCATGGAAGGACAGACCAGGATCTCGTGGCCGTCAGCTGCAGGTTCAATTCACAGCAGCGCTTTTGCGTTGGGGCGTCGATTCGGAGCGGCTGCCGTCATCCTGGGCACCCCCACTTGATCTCTCGATCTACGTTGGTCGAAAGCGTGATGAACGAGGGGTCACAACTCCGATTGATGTCAGCCACGTGCTCGACCTGGTAGAGGCAATATCCGATCCGCGCTGGCGATTGGCCTTTCAGCTGATGGCTGCCTACGGCCTCCGTCCAGAAGAACTGCAACACCTGGAGATTCAAAAAGGGCAGCTCTGGACGACCTATCAGAAAGTTTCCAGTCGGGGGCGCACCCGCTCAAGAGTCCTGCGACTGTTGCCTTGCGACAACTGGGCACAGGAATGGCAGCTCGAGAAAGCATTTCGACCTGACCGTATGCCGCCGATGCGACCAGGTCATGGGGCTGAGGACCTTGGGACTTACATGCGGCGTCGACCGCTCTGGCAACAGCTACGGCGGGAGTACGAAGAGAAGGGCGAAAAGCTGGTCCTCTATTCCTGCCGCCATGGTTATGCCCACCGCGCTCATGTCACTTGCGAGCTTCCGCCCAAGGTGGTTGCTGCAGCCATGGGTCACTCAGTAGAAACCCACCTGGCTGCCTACAGTCGCTGGTGCGGGGATGACGTTGTGGATGACGCCTTCGCCAAGGCGGAGCAACGGCTGGCCCATGGCCACCGAGCTCAGAGCTCAGCGGCGTAATGCCGCAGGGCCTGCGAGAACCTGCTCAAGCGTTGCCAGATATTCATCGACTGTCTTGGTTGGGTTTCTGAGGCTGGCCCGGGCGCTACTCCATCGCCATGCAGAGGTGGCTGGCTTGTGAGCTCAGTGGGTCGCGGTGATGGTTGCTCACGCCAGCTGTAGAGACGCGTCTCAGTTCAGCGCCGGCGTCAGGCCCAGGACCTTTGCGGCTTGCTGCATTCGCACATCGAAGCTGGCCAGCCGGGTGCAGCGGCTGTGCAGCGCTACGGCCAGATGCAAGGCGTCACCGGCCCGTAGACCGAGTGCTGGATCATGGAGCAGCTCGGCTGCCTGGCGAAAGCGGTCGCGATCGAGCGAGCGCAGTTCCACTCCGCCCTGCAGCAGGCGCTCGAACTGCTCCCCAGCCGCCTGGCGCGCCTCAGAACTGAGGCCGTGGTGGCGCTGCTTGATTCCCAGGGCGCTGTGGGTTTCGGTGATCAGCCAGTCGCTGCTGATCAGGGGGTCCCGAGATTGCCCAAACCAGTCGAGCGCTTGGGCACTGCGCTCTTCCGGGGTCAGCAGAGCCACCACCACGCTGGTGTCGAGGTAGATCATCGATGGGTGTGCGTCACCAGCGTTCACCGCCGCGGCAGTCCTCGATCACCGAAGGGGTGAGAGGCATGGTGGCCTGAAGCTGACGCAGATCAGCGGCCAGGGCAGAGCGATCCAGCTTGCGCAGAGGCTCCAGGCTCAGGCGGCCATCAGGACCAACGACGATGTCGATCTGATCGCCTTCCTGCAGTCCGGCCTGACGCAGGCAATCGGCCGGGAGTCTGACCGCCAGGCTGTTCCCCCAGCGGCGGATCGCCTGCGGGAAGTGCTGGCTGGCGTCAGCCGAACGATCTTGAGGCCTGGACTGTGTCAAGGAACGCCTTCGACCGTTCACGGCCACCCGTAGAGACATGACTCTACGTCCGAGTTGTGGCTTTCAGTGCTGCAGGTGCCGCCGACTCCACCCCGTGATGGTGGCCTCCACGTTTTCCAGGTGCCACTGCAGGGGGCCCCGGCCCTGGGTGCAGCCCCAGCGGCGGTAGTGCTTGCCTGGGGATAGCACCCCCCGCAGCCGCAGCTGGCGGAGGGTTTCGCGGCTCATCCCAAGTGCTGCACAGGCTTCTGCCGTTGTGACCCAGACGCGGTGACGTCCGGATGGGGGTGGGGTCGTCTGGTTCTCCATCAGGCCAGCTCCCGGAGCACGCTGACCACGGCGGGATTCCAGAGGATCTGGTACCCGCTGTGGCCGCCGCGGCAATAGGGCAGGGCTTCTGCCCAATGCAGGCCGGCATTGGTGAGCTCCCATTCCCCCCGCTGATTGCGGATCTGCAGCCCGCAGGCTGCGAGGTGTTGGTTGGTGTCCTTGGCCTTCATCCCCAACAGCTGCCCGAGTCCCGTGGCATTGAGTGAGCAGATCGGGTCCTCCTTAGCCGGCAGGGCTCGGCGCAGGGTTTCGGTCGCCAGGCCGGTGTTTTCCTGAATGCAGGTGAGCGTCGCGGCCATGGCGATGCCGGGTTTCACGCCGGGGACCTGCGCGACGGCCTGACCAATCAGCAACAGGGCGCCGACGCTGTCTTGCTTGTCTGAGGGCAAGGATGCCGGCGCAGGCGCGAGCCCTGGTAATGCGTAGCGCCCAGTCCGGCGGATCGCAGGCAGAACCTCGTGCGTCACCCAGCGCTTGAAGCGCTTGGCCTCTGGCTTGCGGCTGCCGAGGACCAAGGTGTAGAGCCCAGGTTCATTGATCAGGTTCAGGCTCGGCGGCCCGCCTGCTGGGGCACCCTCATTTGAAATGAGGGTCTTCTCGTCCCCGTCCAGACGGCTGAGTGCCTGGCTGACGTTGCCGATGCCGAGGGTTGAGCAGACATCTGCGGCGACAAACCAGGGATCACCCTGCTCATCGGTGAAGACGCGGATCTGGCTGCCTTCGAAGTCGAATGGAACCAGGGCGCTTGAAGTCGTGTTGTTCATCGGTCTAAACGCGGTGTGACGGGGTGAACCTCACCGGCATCCGTGCCGGCATCGGGGCGGAAGACGGTGTTGGTGCTGGCCATCGGCCGCGGCGGCACGGGCCCGGAGAGCACGAGCAGCAGGGTGCTGAGCTGAAATGCCAGCCCCAGCAGCACCAGCCCGCGCAGGCAAGCCAGGCTGGAGGCCGTGACCGCGACGGTGGTGGGCCGGCGGGTGCGGCAGAAAGCAGGCAGCTGGGGACCGGGCCGGTGCGGGGGCCTGCCGCTCCAGGCCCCGGAGTTGATGCCCTGACGATCGAGCGGCATCAGAACAACTCCTCGCTGTCGTCGGCAGCGCCAGTGCTCCAATCACCGGCGCCACCGCCGGTGGTGGTGTAGCCCTCGACTTCTTCAAAGCCGTCGGTGGGGTCGACCTGCTCGTAGGGCACAAAGTCGACCACTTGAACGGCACGCGGCTGAAAGGTCATGCCGCAGCCGTTTTCGCCGTCCCAGTCGTAGATGTCGAAGGCGACAACCACCTTGGATCCGTTGCCGATGGCGGCCCCGTCCCAGGGCTGCTTCCTGGCATCGACGATGCGGGGCCCCTCAGAAAGAGAGCCATCGCGCCGCTGGAACTGCGGCACCTTGAAGCGCACCACGGTGATCTCGCTGGGCTTCTCCCTGTCGGGCTTCCAGGGGAAGCCCTTCTCGGCACGGCGCTTGCGGCTGCCGTGCAGAGCGATGAACTGGTCCTCCATCGCCAACAGGAAGGACTGGGCCTTCTCGTCGCTATTGGCCAGCAGCAGATCGGCAGTCCAGGCCTTGGGTTTGCTCTTGTCGAGCTGGTGCCTTGGGGTGATCAGGTGGGCCCAGCGCACTTCGGCGAGGGGCGTGCGGAAGATGTCTTTAGCCATGGGCTGAATCGGGGTGAACGGTGGAACTGGGCTGTTGATCGAACGGGGGAAGGGGCGGCAGACCAAATCGCTCGCGCAGCAGGTGATGCACCGCTCCGCTGGCCGAGAGGTTGCGGGCCTCCATCAGCTCGCGCACCCGCAGGTAGACGTCGGTGCGCACCTGGGTCTGGATGAAATGGCGACCAGCCAGAGAACGGGGCTGCTCGCCGTAGCGGCGTGGCGGCCGGGGGCGATGGCTCTCGCTCATGGGCTTGGCTCCGCAGCAGGCTCGGGCTGCACCTGACCCTGCGCTTCTTCGAGGAAGAGCGCGATGAAGTCGCTGTGCTGGCGCTGGGTGATGCGATCACCGATGGAGCGGGCATTGCGCGGCACCTGGAAGTGCTCGCGGAAGGCCTTGGTCAGCTCCTGACGGGCGGCCTGGGACAGGTCGAGCACACGGCGGCGGACCTCGCTGACCTCCTCAGGGGTGAGGGGAGCCAGTGCTGGATCACCGTCTGCAGAAGTGCCGTCATCGCTGGTGTGAGCCAAGGGGACTGGCTCCTCAGCAGCAGGATCGTCGGCTTGTTGATCGAGGCAAGCCTGCTGCTTAGGATCTACTTCAGGCTCTTCGGCTGTCTGCTTTTCAGGGGCTGCATAGGGCTGTACAGCCCGAGCCTGGGCAGACACAGGAATGCCCAGCAGCATGGCCAACATCAGGCCGGTGGTTTCGGCCAGATCGCTTGCCTCATCAGCCCAGGACTCGCTGCAAAGCTCGGCCCCGGCGACGTGCATCACCGTGACCTGTAGCCGGGAGCGCCCTTGCTGCTCGCGCAGGTGAGCGGACCAGCCGATCCCGCGGCGGAAGGCGGGGCGGGCTGAGTGAACCACCTCCGCCAGGTCAGCAGCGGTGATGGGGGACACCTCGGCCTGAAAGCTGGCCAGGGCATGGGTGAGCTGTTGCTCGGGTGTGGCGTCGGCCGGGACGGCCGGCGGCGCCTCAATGTCGGCCTCTGGAGGCCTGAGGGGTGGAGCCATGACGGATCGAATCGGGCGGTTGCCCGCTGGTCCGGATCTTAGGGCTCTTTGCTGGAAGCCGCACTCACAGCGGCTGTTAATTCCTAGCCATCAGGCCGTGACTGGCTTCTTTCCTTTGCGGCCGCTGGGCTTGCTGCCCTTTCTGTTGGCGGCCTCCCACTGGTCCAGCCAGCGCTTGGGCAGGTAGAGGTCGCCCTCGATCCACAGCGGGGCCAGCTCCTCCGGCTTGTAGTCGCCGAAGCCCGTGAGCACGGCAAAGAAGCGCTTGCGGTGCTCTTCGCTGGCCTCGACCGCCAGGGAATTCAGGGCGTCGCTGGGCTCAAGGCCGCATTCATCGACCACCCGGCGCATCTGGTTGCGCCACTTGGCCGAGAGCTCCGTCGCTTTGCGCTGGCCAACGGTCGGTGCCGGCGTCGTGCGGAAGGCCTCCGGCACGTCACGCAGGCCGCAGTAGCAGGCCCAGAGTTCCAGGGGCGTCCAGGCCGGGCACTCGTCGTCACCCAGCGGGATGGCGTTCTCGAGCTTGTCCTTGATCGCCTGACTCTTGACCGGGCCCCAGTCCTGCTCGGCGATGCGGCGGTTCAGCTCGCCCAACTGCCAGAAGGCCTTCTGGCGCAGCTCGCCGGCCTTGCCCTGCTCGATCACCGAGAGGTTGCCGTAAGAGATCGCATCGAAGCCGGCCTCTTCCGCCCAGCTGCAGGCGGTGTACTGGGTCCAGCCGTTGGTTCTTCGCCAGTTCAGCAGCATCCGACCGAACGCTGCGCGGTTCTCCTCCTGGCGCTCAAGCAGCTCCGCGTAGGTGATGGCCACGTTCAGGATCCTGAATGGGATTTCCCGAACCATACGGCAAACTTGGCACTCCTAGTCACTTCCTGACACCTCCTGGCATATCAGGTCTGATCCTGTCCGAGCTTCTGCAGGATCTGCTTGGCAAGCTGCCCAGTGATCACCTTCCCTGTCTCTGCCTGCAATCTCAGAGCAATGGTGTAGGGGTGCTCGCCTGGGTTGGCCTTGGCGAGACGCCTCAGCCGCTGCTGCAGTTCTGCCGGATCCATCAGTGTCCCAGCAGCACTTGCCTCGGGCTGCCAAGCAGCTGCTCGGCTTCCTCCACAGAGCGGCAGACCGCTGCCACGCCACCGAGCTCCTGCACGAGGCGCAGGAACGCCCGCTGCTCAGGGCTGAGCACGCCCTGGGCTGTCTTGATCTCCAGAGCGACGAACTGGGCGAGCCGCAGGCCGACCAGCTCAGGCGTGATCTCCAGCGAGCGCAGGCCGATCAGGTCGCTGCTGCCCTTGCACAGCCCAAAGCGCACGAAGCGTCCCTGCTGGTCGACCAGGGCACCGGTGTTGTTGCGCCAGAGCCGCACCGCCCCGCGGCCGCAGGCCAGGCGGATGCGCTGCTGGATCTCGTGTTCGCTGGGGGAGGAGGCCATGCCTCCTGTTGCCGGGCGGGGCTACTCGTAGTGGCTCCAGAGCCGCAGCACCTTCACGATCTGCTCCTCCTCCAGCACCTGATACACGAGGCGGTGCTGGATGTTGATGCGCCTTGAGCAGGCCCCTCGCAGATCGCCGACCAGGGCCTCATAGGGAGGGGGCTGCTGATAGGGGTCGACGGCAAGGATGTCCAGCAGGACCTGAGCTTTCTGCTTGAGAGCAGGGGATGCGGAAGCGAGTTTGCGAGCGTCCTTCTGGGCCTGCTTGGTGAAGAGGACCGTCCAGCTCACCAGCCCGGTTCGGTGCTCAGTTCGGAGACATCGGTCGCCATCCCCTCGATGATCGATTCACGCATGCCAGGGATCGAGACCAGATGCAGGGTCTCCTGGATGGCGCGCCAGTCGTCCTGGGACAGCAGCACAGCGTTGCTCCGCTTGCCGGTGATCTGCACCGGCTCGTGGGACTGCCCCACCTCGTCGATCAGGGCGTAGAGCCGCTTGCGGGCTTCTGTGGCGGACACAGTGGTCATGACATGGCCTTCACCCGTACGTCAAAGCGTACTGCCAGTTGGCTTGTTGTGCTGCCTTGCGGCCCAGACGTGCCTCGCCCAGCCGGGCTTGTACCCACGTTCCTGCTCGCGCTGCAGCAGCTGCTCGAAGGTGCGGCAGCCGGCTGCTGGGTGCGTGCGCCGGGGCCTCTGCTGCTGGTTGGGTTTGGGCCGGTGGCGGGCGGCACCCGTGACTTCAACCAGCTCGCCCTCCAGCTGCTGCAGCACGCGCCGCTGCTCATCGCGTTCCTCGGCCAGGAACAGGTGGCCGCAGTCAGGACACACCTGCGCAGCGCTGGGACAGCTGCAGAAGCAGGCCGGGCAGTCCTTGATCGGAATCGAGACGCCCTCCCGCCGGCGGCGGCCGGCCAGGTTCCACTCGCGTTCATCGGTGGGTAGCCCGTGGCGATGGGCGTTGCCGACGTGATCGAGGATCACCGCTTCCTGCTTCCCAGGTGCGGGACGCAGGGCGCGCCCCACCATCTGCAGGTAGAGCGAGAGGCTCGCGGTGGGGCGCATCAGGATCGCGCCGCCGACTGAGGGGATGTCGGTGCCTTCGGAAATGATCATGCAGCTGCTGAGCACTTCCACCTCGCCGGTGCCGATCCCGGCGATCAGGCGTTTGCGCTCCTCAGCCGGCATGCTGCCGCTCACCGAGGCGGCCCGGATTCCCGCAGTGCGGAAGGCCGCGGCCATCTGCTCGGCGTGCTCGATCGTGCAGCAAAAAACAATGGCCGTGCCGGGGTGAAGCCGGCGGCGATAGTGCGACACCGCATCGCCAATGGCGGCCCGGTCCCCAAAGGCCTGGGCCGCTTGCTCCAAGTCGAACTCGCCCATGCGGCGACGCAGTTTGCTGTTGCGGGCTCCTGGCCAGGAGAAGACCTTGGGCCGGGCCAGCCACCCCTGCTCCACCAGCCAGGCCGCTGAGGGGCCGAGCACCAGGGCCTCGAAATAGCCGCCTGCTTCCACGCCGAGTCCCTTGCCATCGAGGCGTTCGGGGGTGGCGGTCTTGCCGATCAGGTGGGCGCCAGGCCAGGCCTCGATGATTCGCCCCCAGACGTTGCCGGCGACCAGGTGGTGGGCCTCGTCCTGAATGATCAGATCCGGCGGTGGCAGCTGCTCCAGCCGCCGGGCCACGGTCTGCACCGAGCCCACGGCGACCTGCTGGCCCTGCAGCCTGTGGCCAGGAGCGATCACATCCGGCTCCAGTCCCCACGCCCGCACGGTGCAGGTGAGCTGCTCGATCAGCTCAGCCCGGTGGGCGAGCACCAGCACCCGCCGGCCCTTGCCGGTCGCGCCCTGAACGATCGCGCCGATGGTCTGGCCCTTGCCCGCACCGGTGGGCATCACGGCACAGACCCGGCGGTGGATTTTGAGGGCGGCGCGGAGATCGGCCAGCAGCTGCTGCTGGTAGTCGCGCAGGACGATCGGGGCCATGGACATAACGACAGGCTTGGCGCCGAGCAGAGGGGTCTCTGCAATGTTCAACTTATCAAGCCTTGCCGGGCAGGCTTAGAGTGTGCTCAGAACTCCAGGTATCTATGGCCTCCTTTGCGCCGCCCCTGAGCGTCTCCATCACTGAGGCGCAGCTGGCTTGGCTTGACCAGCGCCGTTCCCACGGCACCCTCAGCCGCTCGGCGGTGTTGCGCCAGGTGATCGACGCCGCGATCGCGGCAGAGACGCGCGCTTCGGCTGTGCCAGGACCTGTGTTGTCGGCAGCTGCTGAGCGTCGTTGAGCTGCAGCCACAACCATGACAACCGACGCACTCACGGCGGCCTCAGGCCGCTGGCGGGAGATCCTCGAGGCGTTGGCGGGGCTGCGCCCTGAGCAGCTCAGCAATCGCCACCAGCCCTGTCCGGCCTGCGGCGGGCGGGACCGCTTCCGCTTTGACGACCGGGACGGCAACGGTTCCTGGTTCTGCAACCAGTGCGGCGGCAAGGACCACCTCGGTGGTGGTGGAACCGGGATGGACCTGCTGATGCGGGTGCGGCGCTGGAGTTTTCGCCAGGCCTGCGAGGAGGTGGAGCGCCACCTGGGCCTGGAGCCAGGTGGGAGCGGGCGGCATCGGCCCCAGCCGGTGAGCACCGGCAACGGCAACGGCGGCAAGCCCTCTGACGCCACAGGTCTGCCGGGCCACGGCGGCCGGCCCTGGCGCCAACCCGAGCTCCCGCCCCCTGACGCCTCACCGCCCGCACTGGATCAAGGCGCCATCGCCCAGTGGTGCTACCGCGATGCAGCGGGGAACCAGCTGTTCTGGATCCAGCGCCTCTGCCTGGGCGGCAAGGGCCGCAAGGCCTTTCTGCATCGGGTGTGGCTTGATGGCGGCTGGCATCGGCCCAGCCGCCGTGATCCCTTCTCCTGCGAGTGGCCAGCGCCGCGGCCGCTCTACGGCCTGCCGGGCCTGAGCGAACGGCCCGAGGCTCCGGTACTGGTGGTGGAGGGGGAGGGCACCGCCGATGCGGCCGCACGCCTGTTCCCGCAACACGCGGTGATCAGCTGGGCCAACGGCTCCAACGCCATCGCCAAGGCCGACTGGCAGCCGTTGGCCGCCCGTTCGGTGACGCTCTGGCCTGATGCCGATACCGCCGGGGTGGCGGCCATGCAGAGCCTGGCCGCCTTGCTGCACCCACTCGACTGCCAGCTGCAACTGGTGGCCCTGCCGGCGGATCTGCCGCAGGGCTGGGACCTGGCCGATGCCGACTGGACGGCCCAGCAGGCCGCAAGGCAGCTGGCGAAAGCAGCCCAGCCATGGACTCCTCCAGTCACCGGCGCTGATGGCGGTGGTGATGACGCTCCACCACCGCCACCGCCTCAACCTGCAGCACCCAGGTCGGCAGCGCCCTTTCTCTGCCTGGGTTTTGACGGCGACTCCTACTACTACCAACCGCACAACACCGGCCAGGTGATGCGCCTCTCGCGCAGCGCCCACACCGCCACCAACCTCGTTGCTCTCGCCGCCCTCAGCTACTGGGAGACGCTCTACCCCAGCAGGACCGGCATCAACTGGGCTGCTGCCGCCTCGGATCTGTTCGAGCAGCAGGCCAGCATCGGCGTCTACGACCCCGAGCGGGTGCGCGGCCGCGGCGCCTGGCTGGATGAAGGTCGCGTCATCTTTCACCTCGGCGATCGCCTCAATGTGGACGGCCGGCCCTGCTCCGTTCTGCAGCCGCCAGCGTCCCGCTACTTCTACGAGCAGGCACGGCACCTCGACGGCCCTGGCGATCTGCCCCTGCCCGATGCCGACGCGATGCAGATCCGCTACATCGCCGAGCGCTTCCGCTGGGAGATGCCGGCCTCCGCGCACTTCCTCCTCGGATGGCTGGTGCTGGCCCCCGTCTGCGGCGCCCTGAACTGGCGTCCCCACATCTGGCTCACCGGTGGGGCCGGCACCGGCAAGACCACCATCCTCAAGTTGTTCCTCCGCCCCCTGCTGGGTGGCGTTGTCCAATCCGCCACGGGCGGCACCACCGAGGCCGGCCTGCGCGGCACCCTCAAGTCCGACGCCATTCCGGTGGTTTTTGATGAGTTTGAGCAGAACGAGCAGAAGGACAAGCTGATCGTTCAAAACGTCCTGGCCCTGGCCCGCATCGCCAGCTCAGAAGGAGGCAAGATCTACAAGGGCACCACCTCCGGCGGCGCGAACAGCTTCGAGATCCGCTCGATGTTCTGCGTCTCCTCCATCAACGTCTCGCTGATCCAGAAGGCCGACATCGATCGGTTCTGTGTGCTCGGCCTGCGCAAGGACCCGATGGACAAAAGCGAGTGGCTGGACTTCGAGCGCGAGATCGCAACAGTTGCCACGATCGACAACGGCAGGGCGCTGATCCATCGCACCCTGCAACATCTGCCCGTCATCATCGAGAACGCCCGCGTCCTGGCCCAGGCCCTCGGCCGGCGCTTTGGCCAGCGCTTCGGGGACCAGCACGGCACCCTGCTGGCCGGGGCGTGGAGCCTGGAGGCAGCAGGCGGCGGACACCTCAACCTGGTGATGGCGGATCAGTGGCTGGACCAGATGGACTGGCAGCACCAGCAGCCTGACAACACCGAGGCCGATGAGATCAAGTGCCGCGACACCATCCTCCAGCAGATCGTGCGGCACGACGTCGGGGCCGAGGCCTCCTTCGGGGAGATGGTTCGCTGCGTCGCGTTGCAGGAGTCGCTGGCCGGCACCCTCTGGGACCGGCTGGTGCCGGTGCTCGGCCGCTACGGCCTGCGGGTGTTTCGCACTGGCCAGCCCCTGCCGGATGGAGAGCGCACCGAGGGGCATTTCCTGGCAGTCGCCAACGCCAACGCCCAGCTCGATCACGTGCTGCGCAGCACCCCCTGGAGCGGCGGCGCCCACCGCTCCGCGCTCAGACGGATCGACGGGGCCTATCTCCCCAAGCGTGTGGTCCACTTCGCAGGGATCGGGACCAAACGCTGCGTCATGGTGCCCATTGATGCCGCTGACCTGGAAAACGTTTGATCCAACAGGCTCCCAACAGCGACCGTTGGCCCGAAAACGATTGCGGCACAGGGGATCTGAGGGAATCTAACGATCTAACGCTTGTCCTGGCCGATACACCCCCATAGACACATAGCGCGTGTGCGCACCAGAGAGACCCCCTCACATATCTATCTCTATTGAAATAGATGTTTGATTGTTAGAGGGGTGGTCAGGCCGTAGTGGTGGAAAGCGATTTCGATCTAACACTCGACCGTTAGATCCGTGTTGGATCGTTGGATCCCGATCCCGCTTACCCTGCTGAGATGACACATCACGACCTGTCCTTTGACTGCCTGGCCGTGGGCCAGCAGTTCGCCGTCGACCTGCCGCGTGAGCTGGTGATGCGGTTGGCCAGGGCCTACATCCGAGAGAACCCCGGCACTGGTTATGGCTTCATGCGAGAAGACGGCCGCACCACCTGCACCCGAGTGGGTTGACCGCATGGCCGTTCACCCCGCCATCTCCTGGCTGGAGCCCATCACCGGCCTCTGGCGGGATGAGGTGGCCCACCGCTACTGGCTGGGGAATCACCTGTTCCCGGTGTCGATCACCGGCGTGCTGGCCCATGGCCTGAGCGAGATCGCCAAGCGCTCGATCGAGACCAAGCGGCCGATCTGGGAGCCGCGCGGCGTCACGGTGCACGCGGCTCTGGAGCACTACGCCCAGGCCCGCTTCCTGGTGGGCCGGAGCGCCGCCGATGCCCTGCTGGATGTGGAGCAGCTGCCGGGTCATCACCAGTACCGCGACTGGATCCTGCCGCTGCTGCAGCTGCCGCTCTGGGATGAAGTTCAGGTGATCGCCTGCGAACGGCTCACCTGCTGCCTCACCCGCAATGTCGCCGGTGCTTTCGATGGCGCCTACGTCTCACCGGCACTGAGCGAGCGGCGCGGCCGTGAGGTGCGGGTGCTCTACGACCTCAAGACCCTCTCGGCCCATGGCCGGCCCTATTCCACCGCCGCCCAGCTGGGGGGCTACATGGTGCTGGAGGCGGCCCAGGGGAACCACTACGAGCTGGGCCAGACGATCTGGAGCAAGCCCGGAGAAGCATTCACCAGCACCTTCTACAGCCGTGAGCAGTGCCTGGCGGCCTGGGCCGCGGCCTGGAGCGCTTACTGCCTCGCCCAAAGACCCTTCTGAGCACAGGGAGAGACTGGTTAGGAATTAACAGCCCCTGTGATTGCGGCTCTCAGGACAGAGCCCATACAGTGAAGTCCTGGCGGGCTCTGGCCTGCTGGCCTCTGAACGCCCTGCTCATAGTGATGTCTGCTGCCCTTGCTGAAGCTGCCTCGGTGCCCTTGGGCGCAGCTGACGGTGCGACGGATGCGGTGGACGCCATCGATGCGCTGCTTGATGCGATCACGGCCCTCAAGGCACAGCAGAAGCAGCTGGAACAGCAGCTCGAACCACTGCTGGAGGCCCTCAGCGAGGCGATGGCCGCCGGTCAGCTGGATCCCTCCTTCTCCCACAACGACTGGGCTTTTGCCCACAGCAGTGGGCGGCTGAGCTACGAGTTCCCGCCGGCGGTGCAGCAGATCGAGCAGCAGCTCAAGGCCGCCAAGGACGTGGCGATCCAGCAGGGGAGTGCGACGGAGAAGCGCGGCAAGCCCTTCTGGACCATCCGCCCCCCGAAGGCCCAGGACCAACCGTTCTGAGCTGATGCCGCAGCGTCCCCACGCCCTGCCTCCAGCCGATCCAGTGGAGGAGCTGCGCGCTGCAGCCAGCGCGGAGGACGACAACGGCCAGCCGCTGTATGAGCCCACCGATCCGGCCCGGCCGATCGGGCATGCCAATCCACCGCGCCGCCCCAAGGGCGTGGCGGCTCATCGGCCCCCCAGGCCCTCGCGACTTGAGGTGGAACGGCGCATTGCTCAGGCACAGCTCTGGGTGGCTCAACGCCTCCCTCTGGTGCAGATCATTGAAAATGCTCGTGATAATTGGGGAATCCACAACACCCAGACGGTCAACCGCTACCTGAATCTTGCGCGTGAGCGCATGGTTCAGGAGCTAATCTCTGACCGCCGCCGGCATCAGGCTGAGCAGATCTTTGCGCTGAACGACTGCGCCCGCCGGGCGATGGATGCGGGCCAGTTCAACGCCGCCGTCGGCGCCTTCCGGGTGATCGCCGAGATCGGCGGGCTGCTGCGAGCCCCGATCAAGCCCCCCGAGGCGAAGAGCTGATGGGCCGCATCGCTTCCACCCTGCGGCCGACAGCGAGCGTCCCGACTGATGGCGGCCTGCTGCTCGACCCCGCCACTGACCGTTGGGCCGACTGGGGACTGCTGGGCGTTCCCGATCCCGACCAGGCGTCAATTACCCGCCAAGGTCTGCTGTTTCGCGACTTCATCCGCTCCGCCTTCCCGAGCTTCCAGTTCCACCGCCTCTCTGAGCTCCTGATCGACTTGCTGCAGCAGGTGGCCGATGGCCAGCTGACTCGGTTGATCGTCTGCTGTCCGCCGCGCCACGGGAAAAGCCAGCTGGTGTCGCGGCTTTTCCCCGCCTACTGGGTGAGCCGGCACCCGGAGCTGTTCTGCGCCATCGCCAGCTACTCCGGTGAGCTGGCCTACGCCCACTCCCGCGAGGCCCGCCACTACTACCGGATCACCGGTCACGCCCTCTCCAAGGATTCGGCTGCTGTGGGGAACTGGCTGACTCCCCAGCGCGGTGGCTGCATCGCCGCCGGCGTGAGGGGGCCGTTCACGGGCAAGGGCTACAACCTCGGGATCATCGATGACCCCTACAAGGGCCCGGAGGACGCCAAGTCGGCGCTGCAGCGCGAGCGCCTGATCGACTGGCTCAAGAGCGTCTGGTTCACCAGGGCCGAACCGGGCCTCACCGCAGAGGGGTCGTTGCTTCCGGCAGCCCAGGTGGTGGTGCAGACCCGCTGGGACCACCACGACATGACCGCGTGGCTGCTGGAGCAGGAGGCCGAGGAGAACCCGGAGCACTGGACGGTGCTGAACCTCCCCGCCATCGCAGAGCCGGAAGCGATTTCGATGCGGATTCCGCATACCTGCACCAAGGTCGTCGACTGGCGTCAGCCGGGAGAGCCGCTCTGCCCCGAACGGGTGCCGCTGGCGGTGCTGCAGCGCATCCGCACCCGCCTGGGCTCCTACTGGTGGAACGCCCTCTATCAGCAGCGGCCCAGCCCGGCCGAGGGTCTGCTGTTCCGCAAGGGCTGGATTCAGCCGCCGCTGCCAACCGCTCCAGGCCAGCCCTGGAGGTATGCGCCCTTGGTGCTGAGCTGCGACCTGAGCTTTAAGGACGGCAAGGACAACGACGCCTGCGGCTTCGCCTTGCTCGGTCTGCTGGAGCCGCAGCGCCACCCGGCGGTGGAGGCAAGACGGCAGGGCCTGGCGCTGGCCGCCAATGCCGCCGGAGCTCAAGGGGCTCCCAGGGGTGTGAATGTCACTCACCTCCTTGCTGGCGGCCCGGACCCATGGGCCGAACTGCAGATCGAGGCGCTCTGGGCCCACTGTCAGCGGCTGGATCTGCCGGGGGTGATCAAGTTCCTGCTGGCGTCCTTGGCCTCGCTGGAGCGCCAGGGCCTGCGGCCCAATGCCGTCCTGATCGAAGACGCGGCGAACGGCCCAGCCGTCTGCCAACTGCTCAGGCGCCAGGTGCCGGGCTTGATCGCCATCCCGCCCAAGGGCAGCAAGGCTTCCCGCGCCCATGCCGTCGCCCCCCTGGTGGAAGCCGGCCAGGTGCGCTTTGCCCGCAAGGCTGACTCGCTGGTGGAAGAACTGCTGGCCTTCTCGCCCCGTGGCGGAGTCGACGACCAGGTGGATGCTTTTTGCCAGGGGGTGCTCTGGATCGAGGCGCAGTTCTGGCGTGGCCGGGGCTACGGCAGCTCACCGGTGCCGATGGTGTTCAGCCGCTGAGCGATGACGGTCGCCATCGCTCGGCCCCTGCGAACTCCCGCCTGCCGCGCTGCGGCAATGGGCCAGCTGGATCTTCCGCTGCGGCCCCCGGTGGTGGCGACGTGCCTGCCTCGGCCCAGCAGTGCTCAGCGAGTGCGAATCGGTCATCGACCGAGTCCGCGACTTCGGCACCAGGGCGATGCCGTCCAGCTGGTGATCGCCTTCCCGGCCAAGCCGCGGCGGCATCGACCGGTGAACCCCCATGCCACCGCCAATGCTCTGGCTCTGCAGCACCGAGACATTGCCGCCACCGTGGCGGGCAACATCTCCCGCCGCACCGGCCACCCGAAGGAAGATCTGGAGCAGATCGCCATGCTCGGCATCATCCAAGCCGCCCGTCGTTATTCACCGGAGCGGGGATCCTTTCGGCCCTATGCGCGCACTTATGCCAACGGGGAGGTGTATCACTACCTCCGGGACAAGGGATTCCTGATCAAGGTGCCGGCCTCTTGGCGGGAGCTGCATGCGCGGGGGCAGAAGTTGCTCAGGCTGGGGATGGCATCTGCAGAGGCTCCAGAGCGGTTGGGGGTCAGCGCGGAGAGGTGGAGGGAGATTGTGGCGGCATGCAGTCAGCGGGTGGTCGCGCTTGATGTGGCTGGGGAGGAGAACGAGTCTGCGTGATCTGGCCGCTTTGCGAAGGCGGCATCTGCTCCAAACCAGCTTTGTTTGCTTCAGCGACACTCGCTGCTAGTTCTTTGGCAAAAACAGCGGATTCAACTTGTCAGATCCAGCAGGAACGCTCCGGTTTAGCGGCGGCGCGCAGCCTTGACCCCTGGAACCGGTTGCTGGGCTACCTTGTCACGCTTGCTGGGATGCAAGATAAGCCGTCGAGCTAGAGCACCAAAATGACACTATTAAGCCGAGAGTAAAAACTAAGATTGATAGCGTAATTGCTGTCTTTGCGCCTTTAAGGCAATCAGCATAGAAGTCGGCCCTGCAGCACAAATCTGTAACCACATCACGAAACTCTTTTTGAGCCCTGTAGTCGAAGGAATTTGGATTAAAGCCAATACCTAAGTCCAGAACTTTGGAAGTTGATATGGATAAAGGCTGCAAAGAGAGAAGAATGCCAAAGATGGTAATTGCAAAGGCCGCAAGGAGAACGCCCTTTGGATATTGAGACGAAATGATGCCAGCAAGGCTATAGAAGCCTGCTAAGATGGACTGCAGAGACAACAAGCCGCTAAGTTTTGATTGAAGCAATGCAATTCGCTGATTAGCTTGATCATGCATGAAAATGGCGACGTCCCAAGAGCTAAATTTATTGGCATAGAGCCTGTCATTATCATACCTGCATTTCTTTACCTCTGACATTGTAAGCTTCGGTTCTACCGGAAACATAAAAATAGAGAGAATAATAAAAACCGCAACGTCTGATAATCTGGTGATAAATTTATTCATTGTCCAGATCTCAGATTCTCAAAGAAAAAGTCAGATACTCTATATTTGACAAATTCATCCATCCATACCCACTGTCCATTCGCATTATTCTCCAGGAAAAACCACGATCCATCTTTGTCCACAACAAAATCTGATGTACAAAACCTTAGCTTAGCCCTTTTCATGAGACTATGATATCCATCGAGAATACAAGCAGGCGGAACAATAACTTTGTAATCTATGCCTTTCATTTCATCCCTTCTGACGTCTAGTGATCCACCGTATAATCCAATGAATATAGACTGACCGTTGAGAAAAACAGTTCTTACATCATAAGACTTATCTATCTTTTTTTGGATTAATGATGGGCATAAGCTGATTAGAGATAGGTCAACATCTGTTCTCTCCAGCTTGTTTGTGTAAATGTGATATATGCCACCTTTGTGCTTGATGTAGCCACAGTCTATTGGTTTTACGATGCAGTCCCAATCGTGCTCCACGAGGAAGCTTGTCGCCCTATTGACTTCATTCGTAATAATCCACTCAGGAGTACGGAGGCCACACTCATCTGCTGTCATTAATTGGTGGGCTTTCTTGTCAGCCAGCCAATTACATGTTGGGAAGTTCATCCACTTTTCGAATGGCACCTGCAACATAAGATTCCAAAGAGCTTCTTCGAGCTCAGCAGACTTAAGCCTCTCGCCAACCGTGACAGGAGATGCTTTATTTTCAAAAGGTCTTCTATACCAAATTATATCAATATTTGAAAAAATGGGAACAATATCGCTTCCAATCGTGAACAGATGCTCGACGTCTGTATTTACTTGCTGGCAAGAAAGCCAGCTAGGCGCTCGCTCGATAATATAGGCAGCAGTAGCATCGGAGGAATTGCTCCAAATAACAAGGTTCATGGAAGGCCTAGCTTGACGAGCGACCTATCAGGATGCTCTTTGGCAACTTCTGTTATCGTCTTTGTGGAGCGAGATGGCTTGGTTTTTATGCTTAAAATATGTGTATCGGGAGATTCGCGATCTTGGCGCGTTTGAGTCTGCGTTTCACTTGAAGACGAACAAGATCTTGGCATTTTCTCTAAATAGCATTCAAGCAAGCATGTGGGAGCCGGAAGCGCTTCAGGCTTAGTGTTATCCGTGAAACGCTGCCCTGTTAAATTGTTCACGAAACTCTCCAAGAAATAGAGTGATTTTATTCTGTTCATAGCACACGGCTGCAAAGCATGACAATGCCTCAGGCCAGTCCAGCTACTTCTTCTCGGGTTCTCTGAACTACGGAACCCATACTGCCCTTTCCCGAGAACCATCTCGGGCCTCTCATGAGTGGAATCTGAGATCCCGACACACACATGGGCTTCGCTGTCAACTCTTCCAGATGTAGCCATGGTTCGCGGGTCCGAGAACCAGCTGATCACAGAACCACGCAGGACTCGACTGCTCTGTAGAGCCCCGCTGGCAAGAGCAAGCAGTCACGCCCAGCACCTGTGCTCTCAGCCGCCCAGTCGGAAGCTGCTCAAGCCCAAGCCTTCTGGGCCCAGCACACCACCCTGATCGCTCTGCAGCCCTCCCTGCAGATCACCGCCGACTGCTGGGCCCTGCTTGCTGCCCCTGACGGCACCAGCCGCAAGGAGCACTACCTCCCCAAGGGGGAGCGGGAACCGGATACCGCCTACCGCAAGCGCCTCGATGCAGCCCGTCCATCAGGCTTCTTCCGCGATGCGTTGCGCACCTACGCCGGTATGCTCAGCCGGGGTAGCTGGATCTGCCTCCCGGCCAGCCTGAGCTCGGTGCTCACCGACGTGGACGGTCGGGGCACGGACCTGGGTGTCTTCCTCGCTGCTGCCGACCTGCTGGTGCTGCGGGACGGGGCTGCCCTGGTGCTGGTGCTCCCCCCCGAGCACAGCTGGCCCAGCGAGGGCGACCGGCAGGAGGCCCTGCGCCGTGGGGATCGGCTGTCCCTCCCCCGGCTGCAGTTGGTGCCTCGCTCCAACTGCCTGAACTGGGAGCTGCCGGTCTCCTACGGGTTGCCGGGACGGATCATCTGGCGTGAGCCTGTGAACCGGCCCATCAGCGCGGAGCCCTCTGGAGCCGAGGGGGCAGTCACCGAGCAGATCAACGCCCTACTAGGCGATGCCGATGCTCCAGACCGTTGGCACTACCGCAGCCTGCAGCTGCTCACTGCTGGCGACGCTGTCACCGGGCTGCAGCTGGCCCATCACCCTGTCTGCGCTGACCCCCAGGCCGCCAGCGGCTGGCGCTGCGACGAGCCGGTGGTCACGACCTATGAGGGGATCCATAGGCTGCCGGCCTGCTGGTACACCTCCGATGGCTCTGCCTTCGGGGAGGGGGACCTGCCGCACTTGGGCCTGGCGCACCAGTACCTGAACCACTTCCGCTGCAAGAGCGAGTACGAGGAGCTGCTCTCCCGCACTGCCCTGCCGGTGGGGGTGCGCAAGGGGATGGTGGACGCCATGGGCAACAGCCAGGCCGGCCCGGTGGTGCTGGGCCCGAACACCTGCATGGATTTGCCCTCGGATGCGTCCTTCGAGTTCGTGGAGATCAGAGCGCGGTCCCTTGCCGAGCACCGGGCCTGGCTACAGATTCTCGACGACACCATGCGCCGCGATGCCCTGATCCCCTCTCAGAACCGAGGTGCTGCCCGCACCGAGATGGAGATCAGTCTGACGGCCTCGCAGAGCTACGCGCTGCTGCAGGCGATGGCGATCCAGAAGGCTTCGCTGTTCTCCACGCTCCTCCAGCACTGGTGTGCCCTGACCGGTGAACCCCTCGATCCAGGCGCCGGCCTGCAGGTGACGGTGAGCCCCCTCACCCCACCGAACCAGCCCCAGCCCCAGGTGAAGGAGTGGATCGAGCTCTTCGACAAGGGGGTGATCAGCCGGGAGGAGCTGCGCCACCAGCTGGCCCTGGCCACGGCCAACGCCATCAGCAGTCCGACGCTGGATGACAGCCCGGCCACCAGGGCGGGGGAGGGGAGCAACACCCCAGATCCCAGCTTTCCCGTGAGTTCGGCCCCGGTGCCCCTCAGGCAAGAGGAGTCAGCCGCGCCCTCCGCTGCATGAGCCAGACCCCGACCGACTCGCCCTACCGCTGGCGGGCTGCTGACCTGGAGGGGATTCGTGTCGCCCTCTCGATCCCGGCCCGCCTGCCCGCGATCCGCGCCATCAACGACGCGATGGCGGATCTCGAGCAGCTCTACCCCGATGCCATCCCCACAGCCCGACGGGAGCTGGATGCCATCGCCGCCATCGACACCGAGCTGGCGGGGCTGGGGCCAGATCAACTCCAGGCGCCGATCGAGAGCCGCCGCAAGGCCGTCAGCCCAGATGCCCTGCCGGAGGACGGCACCCTGCCGGTCAAGAAGGCGGATGTGATCGAGTACGACACCGAGCTGCTGCGGGAGGAGACGATCACCCGCTACGGCGAGGGTCTCTCGATCGAGCAGGCGCTGCGCCGCCAGCGGGGCAGCCATGCCCAGGCCCTGCTGCTGATGCTCCCCACCCTGGCGAACTGGAGCCGCGATTCGCAGCTGAGCGGCAACGGCGGTGCTTTTACCGCAGCGCTGGAGCGGGGCTGAGCCATGACCAGCAGTCCCGCCCATGGGGCGTTGCCTCCGTCGGCGCTGCAGCCCTACGCCAACGCCCGCATCCTGCTGTTCTCCAACGCCATCGCTGGCGTGCTGGATTCCGAGCGCACCGGCCGCTTCCTGTTCGAGGGGTTTCTCAAGCGCCTGCGGGGGATCTCCAGCAAGGAGAACGCCCCGGGGCTGGACACAGGGGACTTCACCTACGAGGGCTACCTCACCCGCGGGGCGGTGCTGCCGCTGACACCGTCCCAACCCTGGGACTGGTTGGCCACGGACATCGCCTGGAGCACCAGCGGCATCCGACCGGTGTCTGCCACCACACCGGCGCTGCTCACCCCCTGTTTCGGGGCTGTCTGGTTGGGTCCGCTTGCCGAGCTCACCCCAGCGGGGGTGCTGCCGTCGCCAAGCCGCGGCCAGTTCGCGGCGTTCTCGGTGACTGAATTCGGTGGCATCTACGGCGCCGGTGGCATCGGCTCCTTGACCCAGCCGTTGCTGGGCGAACGGATCCAATCGGCGCTCAAGCCCAACCGGGTGGTGGTTGTCAGCACCGGCGACAGCCTCAACGTGCTGGCGGAGCGCCACGGCACCACCGTCACCACCCTGCGCGGCCTGAACCCCACCATCACTGCTCGGCCATCGGATCAACTGCCGCTGGGGAGCTGGCTGTTTCTGCCCAAGCGCCGCGCCGCGACCAACGCCGACACCAGCACCACCAGCCTGCCGGCTGGCTTCTACACGCCCGAAACCCTGGCCACTTACCTGGGGGTGTCGCTCTCCACCATCTACAGCTGGAACTCCAGCGGCTACGGCCCTCCCTTCGTGAAGCTGGGCAACCTCGTCCGCTACACCTACGAGGACGTGGAGCTCTGGCTGGCCAGGCAACTGGAGCTCTCGCGGGGCTGACTAACTGCTCAGAAGGAAAGAGGCCCTACTTCTTGGCCCCTTCGGTGTTGGTGTCGCTGCTGTTCTGGTGGCCGTTCAGGTGTTTCTCGCAGGCCATGGCACCGCTGCCTCCCAGCACTGCCGCGGCGAGCAACGCAATCGAGAGCAGGCGCTTCACGGGGGGCAGGCATCTGAGGTTGACCGTAGGCAGCTCCACGGCTTCCGCTCTCTCTCCGCTGTCGTCTCCTCACAGATCGATGGCTGGCAATAGCTGGAGAGCACAGCCCGGACGGGGTGCTCCTCCACGACAGCCGCGATGGGTCATGGCCACTGCCACTGCTTCTTCCACCTCCAGCACCACCGCCACCAGCGGCCAGGGCGCTGACGACAATTACGCCGCCACGGGCCAGCCCGGTGAGGCCACGACAGCCGGAGGCCCCTCGGGCGATCCCAACGGCATCGGCGGCCAGGGCGGCACTGCTGCCAGCGGCGGCGACAACTCCGGCGCTGCTCAAACCGAAGGCGGTGCTCCCCTCACTGACGAAAGCCGCCTCACCGAGCCCCTGCGGGCCGAGCGGCGCAAGAGCAACCAGCTCGAGAAAGAGATCCGCACCCTCCGCCAGCAGCTGAACCGCTTCTCAGAGATCAATCCCGAGGAGTACGCCCGCCTGCAGGAAGCCGAACGGCAGAAGCAGATCCTCGAGCAGCAGATGGAGCTGCGCGAGCGCCAAATGGAGGAGGCCTCCGCCCAGAAGGTGGCCGCTGTCGCCGCTGAGCGCGACGAGGCCAAGCAGCAGATCCTCCAGCTCCGCAAGGACCGTCTGCTGGAGCGTGCCTTCTCCCAGGCCGAGGGCCGCACCGGCGGCGACACCCGCGGCACATTCTTCGACATCTTCAAGGGGCAGCTGGGCACCTGCTTCCGTCTCAGCACCGGTGGGGACGGCAAGGACGTGCTCGAACCGCTCGACTCCCAGGGCAAGCCCCTGCTCGGCGATGACGGGCGGCCGATGACGACCACGGAGTTCCTCGATCAGATGCGCGTGCATCCCGTCTACGGCTTCCTGTTCCAGCAGCGCGGCCCGGCCGGCATGCAGGCCGCTGGAGCACTGACGGCATCAGGCATCGGCAGCAACGGCGAGCCGATCAATCCGCAGGCCATGTCGGCATCGGAGCTCTACCGGGCGTCTTTTGCGGTCAGTGGTCGCGGGGCTCGTCGCTGAGGCCTCTGCTCACCCAATGGCACGGCGACCCCGCAGCTTCTACGCATCCCTCTCCTTCCGGCCGCCCGAGCCGGTGGCTGCAGCAGCCCGCCGTGCCCTGGAGCGCCGGGCCCAGCAGCCACCCTCCAACCGGGGCATGACGCCAGTAGGCCTGGCGCGAGCCCGGCAGCTGCTCAACCGCCAGCAGCTCTCGCCCACCACCATCGATCGCATGGTGAGCTATTTCGCTCGCCACGAGGTCGACAAGCTGGGCTCCAGCTGGGATGCCTACGGCAAGGGCCGCCAGGCCTGGGATGGCTGGGGCGGTGACCCCGGCCGACGCTGGGCCACGGCTGTCGCCCGGCGGATGGATGCAGCAGAGCAAGCAGCTCAGCGCTCAACCAATCCACCCCGCCGCCGCTGACGCGCGGGTCGATCAACCCGGCAACCGCCCGGAGCCTGGAAAACACAACCAGCCAAACGATCAACGGCTCAAAAGGGGAGAAACTGACGCGAAAAAAATCGCGAATTCTCCTCATAATTTGCGTTTCAAAATCAGCTCCCTGCAGCTCCCTGTAGATCCCCGCAGATCGCCGTAGAAGAACGCAAACCTGGGGGTATTCCCCCTGTTTCCGGGAGCGGTGCAGCGTGCCTCGGAAATTTTTCAGGTTCTGGGAAATCCCCTTCTCAGGCCCTGCTGTCCTGATCGGCTCCCGCGCCAGCCGCTGATCCTCCTCCACCGGTAGTGGAGACAGGGAGCTCGTGCCACCATTGGTAGTGGCAGCGGACCCTGCGCTGATGACGGCCACCACCTTCAACGTCCAGAACCTGCGGGGCCAGTCCCTGCTGTTTCGCTGTCTGGAGACGGGCTTCGTGACCACGGCACCAGCCCTCACCCGCTATCAGCAGGGCCGGGGCATCGACCCCAGCCGCCGCGAGTTGGTGGGTGAGCGACCCGAGCAGTGGTGCAGAAGTCGGCCGGTGACGATCTGCGAGCACTGCGGTGCGGCGATCAAGGGCAACCAGTGGACCGTCCGCCAACACCAGCAGAGCCAGCGCTGTAGAAGGTCGAGGACGCCGCTGCCGGTCTGATGGACCATCCGTTCTGGCTCCTGGTGCCCTGGCTGGTCTTCTCCATCGGCATGGGGCTCAAGACCTGGAAGGTGACTCGGCTGATCAACCATCAGCTGCGCAGGAGTGCCTGGGGGGTGGAACCGTTCCGAGCTGGGCTGGAGCGAAACTGGCAGCGGAATCAGTCGCTGAGCTGAGTCAGCCGAAAGCCCCGGGGGCCCGCAGGCCCGCCGGGGCAGGGGCCGCAGCCCCTGGCGGCTCACAGCACCGCCACGGTGCCCAGCCGCTTGGCCTGGAGCTTGCGGGCCAGCTGATGGGCCAGCTGCGCCGGAATGAAGCGGGGCTTTTTGACCGGCAGCCCGCGGCGGCCATAGAAGACCGTGAGGCGCTCAGCATCGGGCGCCTTGATCCCGCCGGGATAGACGAACACCGCAAGCTGGCGGATCTCGCAGCGGGGGAAAGAGGAGGCCATCACGAAGGAGGCGAGGGACACCCGCGTCAGGCCCCGGCTGTAGCGACCTGGCAAGGACGCCTCGCAGAGGCGCCTGGCCCGATCCTTGCCAGGGCGAGACGGCTGGGGCAGCGGTGCCCCCTTTCTCCCCCTCGCCGACCGTGAGGCCTCCGGCCCCCGCGCGTGCTGAACCCCTTCATCAAAGGGCTGCCTGCTCTGGCGGTTCTTCCCCCCCGCAGCTCACACAGCAGCCTGGAAGAGTTTAATGTTTGGCAGCATGCTATATAATTGAACTGGAAGCTATTTATTGTGATCCATAAAATTTGTCGCTACGGAATCATTCTGCTGTCATTCGTTGGGGCATCTTCGCGCGCCAGCGAGTGGTGCCACGATGTAACAGAGGGAATCCCAAGGACCATCACTGGGGCTGTCCGCCTACATGTCTCAAGCCAATATGCTTTTGGATATGATGATATAAAGCGCGTCGTCGATGCTGGCGGAGGAATTGACTGCAGGCATACCAGGCCAGCGGCGAGAACTGAGCTGCTGGCCTGCTCTAACGGTCTTCGAGCCGTAGGAACGACCAAGGACCGACTATGTACCACTCAAGAGAAGTACGGAAGCGATTCAAGCAACCGTGCAATCTGCGCGCTGACCGGCGGCACGATTCCTGAGACAGACTGGAAGATAACGGATAAGATCGGCCAAGCCTTCAATGACTATGACGAGGACTGGGAGTCTCATTCCCCTGTTCGAGGATGCGTTCTCTCCTCTTCAGGGAAATACGAGCGTCGTGGATACAAAGCACTCGGTCTAACTGCAGGAGATTACAAGCTCTACTTCGTCAGGGAAGAGCTGGATGTCTACGATCCGAAGCGTCAGCCTTCTTTTTAGGTGAGCCCCCTCCTGCAGGAGGCCCGCCTGGCTGCCTGGCTTCAGAAGGGCAGCAGTGCCTCCAGCTCTGGATCGACCGGCATGGCTGGCGCGGCTGCTTGCTGCTCGCACAGCACCTGGGCTGCCAGCTCAGCCAGCCGTGGCCAGCGCCCGCTGCAGAACGCCAGATCCTCCAGCACCTGCCAGGAGAACTGCTGCAGCTGAGCTTTGCGGGACAGAGGGGCCATGGGAGGGCTCCGCGTAGGACCCCTCAGCCGGCGGGGGGCGGGTCAAGGGCCCGTCCACAACTGAGATGCGGAGCGCAGCGCAGCCAACGTCCCAGCGGCGGGCTCGTATCACCCTTGAGGCGCCCCCCGACCATGAGGAGGGCCGGAGCGGAGTCCCAACAGCGACCTTTCAGCCACATCACCGCTGCGCTGCTTCTGCCCATGGCAATAGGCAGTGACGTGATCTGGGGCCGGGCCCCGGGAGTGCAGCACCGATGGGCCTCACCCTGATCGAGGCAGCCAAGTACGAGACCCGCCTGGAGCACCTGGCGGTGATCAAGACCTTCGCTGAGGGCGAACTGCTCAGCTGGCTGCCGTTCATGAACATCGCCGGCGGCGGCCTCTTTTATTCCGTTGAGAAGGAGCTCCCCTCGGTGGGCTTCCGGGCGGTGAACGAGGGCTACAAGCAGAGCTACGGCGTCGTCGACCCCCAGTCAGAAGCCGTGCACCTGTTTGGAGGCGACGTGGATGTGGACCGCTCGATCGTTGATCTGCAGGGCCCCGAGGCCCGGGCGGCGCAGACCGAGATGAAGGTTCGCTCGATGCGGCTGACGCTGGAGGCGGCGCTGATCAACGGTGATGCCACCGCCAGCCAGGGCCGGGGCTTTGACGGCCTGGCCAAACGCCTCGCCCCGGGCAGCGAAATGGCGCTGAACAACGGCGGCGGGGCGCTGGATTTCGACAAGCTCGATGAGCTGATCGACTCGGTCAATTCCTACGGCGGCCGGAAGTATCTGGTGATGAGCAAGGCGATGCGCCGCCAGCTCAATGCCCTCGCCCGCCAGACCGTGGGCCAGGGCGTCTACAACGTGAGCACCAACAATCTGGGCGTGATGGTGCATCACTACCAGGAGTGCCAGATCCTCACAGTTGATCGCGACGCCCAGGGCCTGGAGGTGCTGGGTTACGGCGAGGCAGGGGGCACCAGCTCGATCTACTGCTGCACCTTCGGGGATCAGGCAGTGACCGGTCTGCAGGGCCCCTTCCAGGGCCGCTACGGCATCTCGGTGCGGGATCTGGGCGAGGTGCCTGATGCCCCGGTGTTCCGCACCCGGATCGATTGGTACGTGGGCTTTGGCGTCATGCACCCCCGCGCTGCTGGCCGGCTGCACTCCATTGCCCCGATCTCTTGAGGGGCCAGGGGCCCCTTCTCAATGGGGCTGGGGCTGCGCTTTGCGGTACTGCTCTCGGCCCAACAACCACTGCTTCTTTTCGTCTTTGAGACCGACCGATGACTCGCCTGAAAGCCAACGCCCTGCTGGATGCCGCCACGGTGCTGGTGGGCTGGACCAACCGCTCCGCCACCCGCGACACCGAGAAGGTGTTCACCAGCGGTGAGGTGGTGAAGCTCAACACCAAGCTCGACGCCGCTGCCCGCTTCTCCCTGCTGGTCTCCCATCCGGGCCACAGCGATGCGGTGACCGTGGTGCTGCACCTGGCGCCTGAACTCCGCGACGGAACCATGGGCACCTTCGTCCCCGTCGCCACCGTCGCCGTCCCGGCGGAAGGCGGTCGGGTCGAGGCCTACATCTCCGGCCACGACATCCTGCTGGACACCGCCGATGTGGATAACGCTGACCTGCCGGCGCTCTGCTTTGCCAAGGCCGTCGTCACCCCTTCGACCCCGGAGGGGATGGTCGTCGGCCTGACTGCCACCCTGCCGGCCTGAACATGAACCACTCCCCCATGGCCGGGCTCGCTGCCCAGGGGCCCCTTCCGGCCGGGATGCTGCGCATCCGCCTGGGCAGTCAGGAGCGCTACGTCTGGCCGGTGCATCTGCCCGGCTGGCTGGGGCTCGGCTGGCGTGTTGCTGGGGCCGAGGCATCAGCTGGAGCCCCATCAGCTGGGGTCGCCGCTGCAGATCCGCCGGCTCCCATCGCCGCAGATGTATGCCAGCTGCTTGAGCCGAACGATGCAAAACCTGCATCACCCCGCGGCCGGCGCGGCAGGCGCCGCAAGGAAGAGCCCGAGCAACTCGCGGCACCTGCTGACACCGGTGCCGGCACCGTCAACGACAGCAGCGACAGCGATGCCAGCGGCAATGAGCTCAGCAAACAGGAGCAGGACGCTGAACCCCCTGCTGCTGGCGGCGCAGAGCCGGATCCAGATCCCGACTCTGCTGCTGATCCATCGCCTGATGCAGAGCTGGCTCTCACCGCCCTGCCGGATGACCTCTTCGACGACCCGCTGATCTGATCCCCTGCTGGCCATGCCCTACCCCCTGCCCCAGCAACCCAGCACCGTGGGCGGCCAACGGGTACGGCTGCTTCCACCGATCGGCTGCCCAGGGGTAGAGCAGTGGGTGCTGCCGATGGAGTTCAGTCGCTGGGCCGAGCTGGGCTACCGCAAGGGACCCATCCCGGCCGATGACCTCGAACTGTTCTGGCTGCCGGCCGACAGCCGCTGGAATGAACCGGTCGGCTCAGCTGCGATCGAGCTGCTGATCAACCCGCGGCAGACCATCCCCTCACCGATCTCGGTGACCTGGGGCGACGGCAGCAGCAACGTGGTGCCCTGCCCCGCGGTCTCCAGGCAGGCCCCGCGGCTGCGGCACGTCTACGCCCAGCGGGCCGATGTAACCGTGCAGGTGCAGCTGGGGATGCTGATCGCCACGCTGCGAGTGGCCCTGGTGGGTTGTCCGGTGCCGCCCCAGCAGCTGCTGAACAACCGCGATGGTGGCGGCGGCACCGGTGGTGTGATCCAGCCGCTGATCCCCAGCGGCGGCATCACCGGCGAGCCCTACGACGGCCGCCATACCGTGGTCTGGCGCCTGCGGCTCCATCCCAATGGCGGCCTGGGCTTCATGCCGGACCCGAGCAGTGGTGAGCCGGCCCTCGCTGTGGTGCAGGAATCAGGTGTCGGCAGCCGCGCCACCCGCTGGTACTCCGGCGATGGGCCGCCGCCATCCACCCTGCAGCCCCCGCCAGCGGTGGGGGACTTCTATCTGGACCGCCTCAGCGGGCAGGTCTACGAACTCTCTGCCTGATCTCCCTGTGCCTGAGCTCAACAAGGGGCTGGCCGAGCGGGTGGAGGTGTTCACCCGTGCCACCAGCGATGCCCTGCAGAAAGCCGTCGGCGAGGTTCTTGATGCCCGCAACCCCTGGCAGCTGCTCTACCGGCTCTCGCGCATCGTGCTGCTGGGGCTGGTGCTCTACACCGCCTGGCTGCTGATCACCCTTCAACCGGACCTGGCCAAGCGGATGAGCACCACCACCGCCGCCACCCTGCAGGAACAGGTGAGCGCGCATCAGGGGCAGGTGCAAACCCTCCTGCGCAGCTCGATCGAGAGCAGCGGCGATGGTCTCCACACCCTGGCTCTGCTGCAGTGGGAGGGCGGCGGCAGCGTCACCGTGCTGGCGGTCGATGGGCGCCACGGCCAGCTGGCTCTGACGCCGGGACAACAACCGCTGCTGGGTGTGGAGATGGCCGAGGCCCTGGGCCATGTGGCGTTGGGCCTCTGTGCCACTGAGGGGCCCGCGGCCCTGCCGATGGCGGTGCGTTCGCCGGCAGGCAGCAACGGCGTGATCCTGGTCTGTCCTGTGGGTTGCAGCAGTGCAGGGCGCAGCCAGGGACTGCTGCTGGCGCTCTACGACCAAGAACGACCAGAGTCCTCTGGTGGCCTGCACGAGCGGCAGCAGAAGCAGTTGCAGCTGATTTCCCAGCGACTCGGCCAGCTCCTGGCGCAGCGCTGAGCGCAACTCCAAATTTGGCGTCGATTAGGAGTTGGTTTGGAGTTGTGCATCCCGCGCTGGCAAGAGCCAGTGATGCCGCCACCTGCACTCGATGCCCCTCTCCTGGCGTCAGCTCGCCTCGCTACTCGGACCCGCTGGACCGATGCCGCCCCAGCTGGCCTTGCTGGCGAGCCCCCAGGCCAATGACCGGCGCATCCTGCTGCGGGCACCCCAGGTCCTGACCATCAGCCGCGTCGATGCCGTGCTCAGCGGCGGCACCAGCCCCAGTGTCTCCTTCTCACTGCGCCATGGCGCCGATGTTTCCGCCACAGGCACAGCTGCCACGACGGATCCGATCACCGTCACCAGCACCACGACCGGCAGTGCGAGCACGAGTTTTCAGGTCCCAGAAATCCCCGCAGGTCACTGGCTGTGGCTGCAGATCACTACTGCCTCTGGCTCACCGGCGGTACTGACGGTTTCGATCGCGATGCAGTAAGGACTCCTGCCTTCCGGAAGGGAAGACAGGAGGCTGGGCCGGGCTGGGAAAGCTGGGGCGCGGAACTGCACGCGCCCGGCGTCGCCGGTCTTGTTCAGCAGGTGGCCGGGGTGGCGCTGCCTGCCTCGGCAACACTCCACCTCTATCCAGACCCCGCAGGCCCCGACCGTCCCCCGATGGGGACAATCCCGCTCCATGGCAATAGCCGATGACGCAACACCCGTCTGGCTGCCATGGGGTCCTGGAATTCCACCGGTTCAATCCGCGGTCCTGAGGGACCCGCCGGCCCGCAGGGCTCTCCCGGCGTTCAGGGCAACCAGGGGCCTGCTGGTCCCCAGGGGGCCCAAGGGCCTGCTGGCTTGCAGGGTCCAGAAGGTCCCGCTGGCCCTTCTGGCCCGGCTGGTCCGACCGGATCGCAGGGCATCCAGGGCCCAGCCGGGATCGGCATCAACTTCAAGGGCTCGGTGGCGGCACTCGCCAACCTGCCCGCCAATGCCGCCCAGGGCGATGCCTACCTGGTGCAGGCCGATGACTCACTGCGGGTGTGGGACAGCGGCACCAGCAGCTGGGTGAATGGCGGCTCCATCCAGGGGCCCCAGGGACCAGCCGGTGTGGCGGGCCCCGCAGGTGCCGCTGGTCCCCAAGGCCCGGCCGGCCCTCAAGGTCCGCAAGGCATCCAGGGACCTGCCGGTATCGATGGCCTGATCGGCCCCCGCGGCACGGGCTGGTTCACCGGTAGCGGTGCTCCACCGCTGAACATCCCTGGTGCGGTGGATGGCGACCTCTACCTCGACCTGCTCACCGGCACCGTCTACCAGCTCGGCCCGATTCGCGTGGCCGATCTGCCCGCCATCGGCAGCTCCTTCCAGGGCGGCTACTACGCCGGTCTGATCAGCCACACCGCCAATGGGGTGGCCACCCATGCGTTGATCATTTCGCCCAAGGCTTCTGGCTCGCTGCTGAACGTGGCCTGGAAGACGGCGAACACCTCCACCACGGGCACCACAAGCGTGTTCGACGGCTGGGCGAACAGCGAGGCGATGAACAACGCCAGCCATCCGGCGGCGCAGTTCTGCCGCTCGCTCTCGATCGGCGGCTACGACGACTGGTATCTGCCGGCCACCCAGGAGTGGGATGTGCTGTATCGGTCCTTCAAGCCGGAGGCGACGGCCAACGGCACCTATTCGGGGGCGGGCTATGGCGCCAACCCCTATGCGGTGCCGGCGGGCGGCAACTACACCGACAGCAACCCGGCCCTCACCTCGGTGCTCGCCTTCCGCGCTGGTGGGGCGGAGACGCTCAAGCACTTCGACGAGGCCTACGGCGACGATCCCTTCCTGCACTGGACCTCCACCCAGGTCGCCAGCGGCACCGCCTACCAGCGGATGACCTACATGGGCGATCAGTTCGCCGAGAGCAAGACGATCGCCTCCGCCACCCAGGTGCGCGCCATCCGCCGCATCCAGGTGCTGCCTTGATGCTTCGTCCGACCGTCTGTTGCTGAGGGTGATGGGCTGATGGCCAGCTGGCTGCCGCGCACCCAGATCCCTGGCCAGCGGCTGAGCGTGAGCGCCACCACCACGCCCCTGCTCCCCGGGGCCAGCGCCCTACTCGACCTGCCCGGTCTGGGGCGGCTCGGCCATTTCCTGGCTGTCAGCACCGATGCGCCGGGCTGGGTGAGCTTCTACAGCTCGCTGGCGGCGCGGGAATCCGATGGCAGTCGTCCGATCACCCAGGACCCGGCCCCGGGCAGCGGGGTGCTGCTCGATCTAGCCACCACCACCGCCTCCCTCACGGTCACCGCCCCGCCAGGCGGCACCTACTTCTCCACCGATACCGCGGCGGCCATGCCGCTGCTGCGGGCATTGGTGCGCAACACCGGCACCAGCCAGGCCGCCATCGCCGTGACCGTGACCGCCGTCGTGCTGGCGCCTTGAGATGAGGCCCACCCGATGAGCAGCCGCACCCTGATCGACATCAGCCGCCTCGGCACCGACACCTCCTGGCCCTCGGTGGCGGTGGAGGTGAACGGCTATCTGCAGAACTGGATCGCCGCGGCCAACGCCCAGGTGAGCCAGCACCAGCTGCGCATCGCCACCGCACCCAACCCCGAGGCCACTGCCACGGACCCCTGCGGCTGGCGCATCGAGGCGACCCTCGCCCAACTCACCCCTGGCGGGGAGCCGGCGGTGCTGTTGCTGGAGGTGTTCCTCACCGGCACCACCCTGCAGATCAAGCCGGGCATCGGCAACACCGAGCCCTACGTGGGGGCCGACACCGAACAGGGCTGGGTGTACCCCGCCGGCGATGTCGGCTACAGCAATGGCACCTGGAGCACCACGCCGCTGCCGTTCAACGCGCAGGTGGGCTGGTCGCTGGCGCCAGGAGCTGAATACTTCGTGTTCGCCTACAGCCAGCACCGCTTCACGAACAGGCAGGCGGTGCCGCTGCTGATCGCTCGCGACCAGGTGTCCGGCCACTGGATCCTGGCGGGCACGCCTCCCACCAGCACCAGCGATGCTCTGCGTGCGGTGAGCTGGAACGCCCGCTCCGGCCAACCCTCGGGCTCGCGCGGCCTGCTGCGCGAGAGCTTCTCGGCACCGGTGATGATCCGCCGGCCGGGCGAGCTGGTGATCGCCACCACCGATTGGAGCTACTACGAGAGCGCCAACGAACCGGCCCAGTTCTGGGAGCCACTGCTGTTGCCGCCCGACTTCGCGGCCCTCAACGTGAGCAGCGCGGCGATGAGCTACTACAAGTCGCCCGATGGCAACGAGTGGCTGGCGATCGGCGGCCACGGCCTACTGCTGCGCACCAAGGACGCGTCTGCTCCCCAGGGAGGCGCAGGGCCATGACCTACCAGGTGTTCTGCCAGAGCTTTGCCCCCGGCAGCTGGAAGTGGACCAGCAAGGATCCCGCTGGGATCGGCATGCAGCTCGATGCCGCCTTCCGCGCCTTTGCCGCTGTGGTGAACGCCCTGCCCGGCAACGCCACCACACCGCTGAGTGTGGTGCGCTCCCATGCCGATGCGACCGCCAACCGCTGGGGTTACACCTGGCAGCTGGGCCACCCCGTTGAACCTGCGCATCTCTGGTTTCTGACTGAAAGCACTACCGCCCAGGGGGAGACCCAATCCAGCAGCAGTGCGGTCTTTGGGAACGCGCTGGCGAGCACCTTCACCAACAACACCAGCAACGGCGGTTACGGCTCCTACAGCAGCTCCACCGGCAACAGCACCGCGCTGGCCTACGTCGACAGCACCCTCACCGGGGCCACGTCGATCGGCGCGATCCTGCTGATCGCCCAGGACACCACTCCTGGTAAGGAGTTCTTCTGCTGGGCCCTCAAGACCCATGGCGGCAACGATGACCTGCACCGCGACAGCTGCCATGCCCTCTACAAGAGCCCGGGCACCACGGGCTGGAACTCGATTGCGATCTTCCCCCGCACCAGCAAGCAGTTCTACGGGCAGGTGGTGCTGCACGGCTATTCGGGCAACCGCTTTGGCGGTCTCCCCTCGGCCATCGGCTCCAGCATCACCGCCAACGGCCACCAGCTGCGCAGCGGCATCGCCCTGGGCCACTACGACTTCGTGCTCCAGGCCCAGGGGCTGTTTGATTCGCCGCCGCCGCTGATCCAGCTGCCGGCGCCGCTGTTCATCGGCTCCACAACCATCCGCGGCGCCAGCACCCATTTCGGCAAGGTGACCCGTCCCGATGGGGTGATGCTGCAACTGGGGCAGCGCTCCAGCGAGCGGGATGTGTGGCTGTGGGTGCCAGCAGGCACCAGCCACAACCAGCCCAGCCCCTGGAGCTCACCGCTGACCCTCAGCCACTGGCGGGAATGCAACGAGCTGCACTTCATCACTGGTTTGCCACCTGAGGGGCTGCAACTGATCACCAGCACGGCGGACTTCATCCGCCACTTCCCGCCCATGAGTGCGGTGGGCGCCCGCCAGCACCCGCAGCAGGGACCGCTGCTCTCCGGCTCCGCTGGTGGGGGAGGAGGAACCGGTGGTGGAGGGGAGTCAGGAGGCGGACCGACGCGACCTACAACAGGCCTGCTCTGGCCGCGGGGGATCTGATCCGCGGAATCAAAGAGCACCTCAGGCTCTCCCCGCTGAATGCAACGGATCGCGCCCAGCGTGCCGCGCTGAACCTGATGAACTTCGCTACCTGCGCGATGGTGACCAGATCCCCCGAGCGCTGAGAGATGAGCTGGTCGGATCTGGAGCGGTTGGTGGTTGATGCAGAAGCCAGTGCCCAACTCCAGGGCGTCCTGCGCCGTTGCAGCAGCCGCACCAACCTGCTGCAGACGGCACGGCGGTTGGGGTATCGGGTGACCCACAACGATCTGCGCCATGCCTGGTTGCAGCACCTCCAGGCCGCCGAGGCCCAGGAGCCCAGCGCGCTCAAGCCCGCCACGGGCGCGCGGCGCTGAGAGCCGGCTGGCTCTACACGCTCCAGCGCAGCGGCTCCTCCCAGCCGGCCTCTGGGCAGATCAGATCCCAGCAGCAGCCGATCGGCTGCGGAACCGGCAGGGAGAAGAGCACCAGCTGCCGGGCGACCTGCACTGGGTGACGGCGCTGTGGCTTGCGCTGGCGGGAACGGCAGGTAGTGGTGGTGGTGGTGGCTTCCATGGCGAACGGGAGAAGAAACGCCCCCCTCCACGCCCCTGAGCCCCGGGGTCAAGGCCACCGCTCAGGTGCTCGCCTTGGCCTTGACGCTGGGGCGCTGCCAGCCCACCGCAACTGGTGGCTGCTGGCCGCGGGGCGGACCATCGGGGAGGTGCTCTCCTGCGCCGTGGACCACCGCCAACCCCGCACTGCCCTACCGCTGCGCTCCGCCACCGCCGGCATGAGCAACCCGCCCTGGACCTCGCCTCCGGACTTGGCCCAGCCCACTGGCGGAGAGGCACATCAGGGGAGTGAAATGCCGGGATCAGGGCTCCCGGCGGGCCCTGGCCCTCAGGCCATCTGCAGCCTGAGCTCAGCCAGCGCCTCACGATCAGCCTCCAGCTGGCAGCGCTGCAGCAGCTCCTGCTGGGCCAGCAGCCGCTCATCCAGCTCATCCACCCGTGCCAGACACTGCTGGATCGCCGGAAGCACCTCCTCCTCCAGCAGGGTGATCTCCTCTTCTCCATAGGGCTGCTCGATCCAGGTGCGGCGCAGCGGCAGCCCCCGCCGGCGCACCAGGATCTCCTCCACTGAGCGCAGCGTGGACTCGAGCAGCAGAAACGGATCCTCTTCTGGGCGGCAGAACGGCGAGGAAGCGGCGGACAGCATGGCCATGGACTCGGCGCCGAGAGCGGCGCAGCGACGGGACCGATCCCAGCGGAGGCCCGACGCCAGGAGGGCCTCAAACTGGAGAGGCCCGGAGCAAGCTCCACTCAGCGATCCAGCAGGGAGCTCATGCGACAGCTCCGGCTTCGCTGGGGTCAGCCGCCTGACGCCGCTCGGCGTAGCCCGCAGCCCAAACCGCTGGGGCGATGCCTTCTGGCACGCAGGCGCGGTAGGTCTCGCTGGCCAGGATCTCCTGCACGGACTCGCCCAGCAGCTCCACTGAGCGGCTGCCCGTCAGCCGATGGGAGAAGGTCTGCTGCAGCCGCAGCAGGTACCAGGCCGAGCCCTCCAGACCAGCGTTGAACTTGGTCCACATCCCCGCGTCCCTGCGGGCATCGAGCACCATATCGCGGGCGTTGTGAGCCTTGTCGGCGGCGCTCACCAGTAGCGACTCGGGTGAGGCGCTCTGCAGGTGCTCGATGTAGCGGGTCTTGCGCAGCAGCCAAGGCTCTTTCTCCCCTCCCGCTTCCACCGCACCGGTGGTGTCGGTGCAATCGCGGACGATCTGGGCCACCCGCAAACCAAAGCGGGCGGCGATCTGGCTATCACTCACGCCGGCATCCTCGATGGCGTCGTGGAGCAGGCCCGCGATGGCCTGGTCCTCATCGCCACCGTCTTCCCAGACCAGGGAGCTCACGCCGATCAGGTGAGAGATGTAGGGCACAGGTTTCCCCTTGCGATGCTGGCGGCGATGCAGCTCACCAGCCCATCCCAGGGCATCGATGTAGCGCTGGCTGTGGGCCTGCTGCGCTTGGTTCTCAGTCATGGCTCTCCTGTGGTGTGGTGTCTCTCATCAAGCGGGTAGTTCACAGCTGGGATTGGGCCTGCTGCCGCTGCCGGTGCTCCTGCAGCAGGCGCTCCCACTCCTCTGGTGGCAGCGGCTCCTCAATCGGTCCATCGTCAAAAGCAGCCGCATCGAAATACTGGCGGGCACGCTGCTCCGGGATCTGATCCCACCAATCACCACCCATCAACCGCGCAAAGAGATCCGGGAACGGCTCCCAGGCACCGCGGATGCCACTCCAGAGGGCCTCACTGCCTGGCTCGCCGCTACGTCGAGCCAGCAGCACCGGCAGACCGTGGTTGCCGTCGAGGTCATCCTGCCAGGGATCCTCCTTGGCGTAATAGACGAAGGAATTGGTCATCAGGGCCTCCGGGATGGGGAACACCTCCCCCGGCGAGCGCCTGGAGGTTCATTGTCTCCCGGCTGCTGCAGCCCTGGAGATGACAGAGGCCCAGCGGCGGCAGAGACCACTGGGCGGCGAAAACGCCTGGCTTTCGCCATAAGCTGGCCCTAATACAGCCCTGCGTTGCAGGCATCTCCGCCAACTGGTTGGCGCAAGAGGTCTCAAACCTCAGAGATTCTGCGAAGAGATCACAAGCGCACCCGTTAGGGCCGCGCCCCTCAGCTGCAGTGGGCCGCTGCCGCCCGGGGCCATGGGCCGAGAAGGGAATCACCAAGGGACGATCGGCCTGGGCACAGAGGGGAAGGCCAAAGCGGCTTGTGGGGCAGGCCACAAAGAGAACGCCCCCATGGCAAAACATCGCCGGAGCCTCGGGCGGCCTGACTCGTTATCTGACCGCAGGGAAATCAGACTCCTTCCACTTGAAGTCCTTTGCCTCGCGTCTGACCTTGCCGAGTGGCAAACCGGTTGCAGCCTGTATCTCAGTTTCAAAGAAGCGGCTGGCGTCCCCGTTGTCGAATGCGAATGCGAGCTCAGCGACCTCTCCTTCCGGTGTGTAATAAGCAATCGAAAACGTCGACTTAAAGGAGCGCAGCCCGAAGGCGAGCAACCCTGGTGCCCCAAAGAGAAGGGTGGCACCTGCACCTAGTACGGCATTGGATTGGCTACCTGGCCCTCCCTTTGCCCAGCTGGTGACAGCATCAACGGGCACGGTCTTGCCATCAACGATCAAGCGATCACCAAGGATCTTGACCACGCAGTCGCGTTTGCTGGAGCAACGAGCTTCATAGGAGCCCGCCTGGACCGCCAAGGGGATGAAAAGCAACTGGGTCGCCAGTAGGACGGGAAGAGTGCGGCGAAAGCTCATTGGCGTTTCTCAGTTCATGGACCGAACGTCGGTGGGCTTGGCCTTGGGATCGATGGCTGTCTTCCCGACCTGCACGCCGCCGTTCTCTTCCCACTTGAATTCAAAGAAGTAATCAAAGATCGACTCTCCCTCTGGCAGCTTGACAACATTGCCGTTACCAATCACGCAGCTGGCAGGGTCATCCCAGCCGGACTGGGTTTGCTTGCATGCTCGAGCCGCAATGACGCTGTGATCCCACCACTTGGAGTAGCCAGTCCAGCCATTCACAATCAAGGTGCTCTGCTTGATGATCACACTGCGGCCATCCACCACATCAAAGATGGCCCAGCTGTTGGGCGCGCCTGAAACCCAGGCATTACCGCCTGAAAGCTTCACCTTGTAGACCACGATCTTGCCCTTGAGATCGGCGGAGTAGCCAACGCCCTCCAGATCCACATTGGCTGGATTGCCTCTGGGAGCCGCAAGCTCTTCTCGAGGAGCACCGATCGCCGCACCCGCCGATGCGATCAGAGCAAGGGCAACGAGAACTATGCGGTTTCTGCATAAATTAACCATCATTCTTCCGCTGCGACTGCTATCGAATCTATGCGAACAGCCCCATGGCGAGACCTGAATTGAGTTGCGCGGCCCGTTGGGGCAGGCTGACTGCAAGCAAGGTGCGGACGCGATGGTGGAAGCCGAGCAGCTGAAGGCTGTGCTGGAGGCGATGGCCTCGGGACCCGTTGCCGATGCCCGCCGCGAGGCCGAACGGCAGCTGGAGAGCTGGATTCAGGAGCTGCTGGATGCGAAGGTGCGCCATTCGCTGACGGCGACCAGCGGGCTGGATGAGCTGACGGCTACCGCGCTGACCAACGCCAAGGGGCTGTCGGCTGCTGGAGCGGTGGTTCTGGATCGCTTCCGCTACCGGCTGGCCCATGTGGCGATGCGCAACCAGCAATGGCAGCAGGCGTTAAGGCTGCTGGATGTGGTGCTGCAGGGCAGCGGTGAGCTGACCCGGGCCCGGCTCTACCGCACGGTCTGCAGGCTGAGGGGAGAGGGCCGCATCGACGATGAGGCCCTGCGGGAGCTGGTGCAGCGCTACCGGCAGGACGGCATGGAGCGGCCAGGTGCACCATCGCTGGATGTGCTGGTGCAGGAGCCCACCACATGCCTGCTGGAGCTGCTGCTGCTCTGCCAAGGCAGCGAGCCTCAGCTGCTGGATCAGCTCTATGAAGACCAGGGCCGGCACCGCACCACTGGCCTGAAGCTGTTCATCCAGCCCCAGGGCGAGCGCTGCAAAACCGTGGTGTTGAGCGAATGGCTGGCCCAGGCCCACCTGGACGAACTGGCCCAGGAGGGCTGGCTGGTGGTGGACAGCACGGTGGAGAGCATCGGCGAGCAGGGCCGGGGCAGCGAACTGTTCTGTTCCAACTTCCCCGTGGCTGTGCTCATGGGCTTGGCGCAGGTGCTGGCTGATGCCGCGACAGTGCCTCTCGGAGGCAACAGGGGGCTTTCTTCTGCGGCAGTCCAGGATCGATTTCTGACGCGCGACGATGGTCATCTGGTCAAGCCCGACAAAGAGCCCCGCTGGGAGTACGTGACCAGTGGGGTGCTCAAAGAGCATCCCGACAGGAAGGTGATTTGCCGTGAGCGGGCATGGAACACCTGGCGGCTGGAGCCTCCCTATGTGGTGGTGCTGAGGGATTCGGCAACTGCGGTGCGCCAGGCAACCGGCAGATCCCAGTGATCAATGCCGCAAAGGATGTGGCGCTTGTAGGACGCTTCTGCCCGTAGGCCTGAACGGCGCCTGTGATCACAGGGCACGTAGGCCAACGCCTCAAACATGGCGCCGCAGTGGCTGCGAACCATCACCCGCTCCTGGCGGTAGTGCCCGTAGTCGACCCCCTCCGCCTCATCCAGCTCGGCCAGGTCGGCAGCTGAGTGGTGTGTGACCACCCCCCAGGTGACGGCGCCGCTGCAGGGCTGGATTCCGGCATAGCCGTTGGTGGACTTGCCCCAGGCCTGCTTGTCGATCGCCCAGCTCCAGCCATCCAGCTGCACCACCATTCCCTCGCCGTCCCAGTCTCGGCAGCGCTCCTGCAGGCGTTTGGGGTTGAGGTTGGAGCCGTAGTGCAGCACCGGGGTGGTGTCCCAATCCCCATTGGGGATCACGGGATAAGGAGCCACCTGCTCGCTGGTGCCGTGATACACCCAGGCGGTGCTGCCATCGCTGAGCTGCAGCTCACTGCGGTCGTAGAAGCCGGGATAGCCCTCCAGCTGGTCGAGGCGGCGCAGGCCCGCATCGCTGACGCGGAAGAGCTCGCCATGGATCACGGCATCACTGCCGCCGGTGAGCAGGGTCATCGGGTAGGGGCCCCGGTCGTGAAGCTGGGCGCCGATCACACGCCGCCGGCCCAGGTAGGTGCTGCCGCTCAGGCAGCTGTGGTTGACCTGGCCGCGCTTGAGCGTGCCATACACAAAGACGCTGTGACTGTTGCGGGAGGTGGGTTGCATTGACGTGGGCATGGCTGTGGGTGGAGAGGGGGATTGACCGCAGGAACGGATGGTGAATGCTGTGCTGTTGCTCAGCTGTTGAGCAGCCGCTGCAGCTGGCGTTCGACGCGGCGACGGCGCCTCTGGTCATCGAGCTCGGGTTCCATGGCGTGGATGCGGCTGGCGATGCGCTCCAGCAACTCGGCACGGACGGAATTGGGGAGGCCTTCTGCAGCCAGCTCTTCGCTGACCGCGCGAACCGCGCCAGTGATCTCCGGGTGAAGGGGGCGATAGGGCTGGAAGCTGCTGCCGCGCAGGCGGCAGGCCTCAAGGAAGAAACCGGTTTCGTAGGGGCCCATGGCTCTGTGGTGTGGGACCCATGCAGTGAAAAGTCTCTGTTGTTGCTGAGGTGTTGATTGCGGCTGCGTCCACAGAAGAAGCGCTCTTCTGGGCCTCAGCGGAAGCTGTCCACCACCACCGCCCAGCCCCTGCCGGGTGCATAGCGGTAGGCACCGCCGCCGATGGGGTCCACCATCCAGCGCTTGCCGAAATTGAGACGCGAGAAGCGCAATCCCATGCCATTAGCATTGAGGGTGGCGCCACTGATCAGGTCGGGCTCCCCCCAGGGGTCGTTCACCACCACATGGGTGGGGGTGTGGCCGTAGATGATCAGCCAATGGCCTGAGCCGGTGGGCCGCTCGACCGGGCCCCGATGGATGTAGCCGCAGGGGACGGGGATACCGCGGTTGATCAGCCGCTCGATCAGCTGGAAGTCAGCGCTCTGTTCCAGCCGGGCGGTGACGCCGAAATAGGCGAGGGCGCGCAGCTGGGCGCTGGCGTCTGTGGTGTCGCCAAAACGCTGCACCACCGCCAGGTACTGGTCGTCGCCATTGGCGCCTTTGAGCGTGCCGGGCTTGATGGCCTCCAGGAGCATCGCGCAACTGGAGGAGAAGCAGGTGCGGTCCCGCTGAGAGAGCTGGGCGGAATCGCGCTGACTGAACCGGGGCACACCCACCAGCGGGTTGGGGTGGCGCAGAACGGCAGTAGCCGGCAGCCGTGCTGGCGCCTTGGTCTCCACTGCGGCCTTCCATAGGTCCCGCAGCTCACTGCCCTCAGCCAGCGCCTGGGGCTCGTGCAGCACCAACAGGTCCAGCACCGCCTGCAGCCAGGCGCGGTGATGGCTCTTGGCCGGGTCGTAGTGGCTGACGTAGTTGCTGGTGGGGACTGCAGGCTTCCCCTGCTTGGTGGTTTTGCTCATGGCTGCCACCGCTCCAGATCGTCCGGCGACGCCCCGTCCAACCAGGTCGCGAAGGCCTCATCCCCCATCTGCCCCAGGGCGTGATCCGCTGCAGCCCGTGGGTCGAAGAGCTCAAACAGCGGCCCCAGGTCGTCTGTGGCCCAGCTCTCACCGGTGCGGGCCTCCAGCTTCTGGCGCACCACCCGCTCGAGCTCGGCGCCGGAGCAGCGCTGCAGCAGCCCCGGCAGCAGCGGATCGAGCTGGCGAAACAGCACCGGCGCGACGCTCAGGATGCGGCGCTGCACAAACCGCCGGGCCAGTGGTTTCACTACGGCCTCCAGCACCCCAAGGCCCAGGAAGGCGATGGCCAGATCAACCAGCCAGCGCATCGTCCCCGTCCTCATCGTTGGCGCCACTGCGGAACTGCCCAAGCCGGTTCCTGGGCGGCAGGTGCCGCACCACGGCAGACGGGATGCCGCCATCGGGGCCGCCGCCACCCGGGCCAGGGCCCTGCCCCACAGGGCCTTGGCCCCCTGGGCCCCTGGCCCCGGTGCGGCCGGAGTCCATGAAGTAGGTGGCGGCCGACTGCCCTGCCAGAGCAATCGCCGGGAGGGCCAACGCCCAACGGCTCTCGCAGAGGGCGATGTCCTTGGCGCGGACCTCGCAGACCCCCACAAAGGCCATGAGCGAGAGGATCTCAGCGCCCACCAGGGCCAGGATTGGAGCGGTGTTACTGCTCAGTTGCGGTGGTGCCATCGGCATCAGTGGGGCCGCCGCAGGCAGATCGGCCAGCCCTCCATGGGCTTTTGCCAGGCCGGCCCACAGCCCAGCTGCAGGGAGGGCCTCAGCCCCCACCTGCAAGCTGCTGGCGCAGGGCAGCGATGGCCTTCTTCTGGGCCCGCTGCACCGACATGGCGCTGATCTGGAGCCGCTCGGCTGCAGCGCGGAGCGACAGGCCCTCCAGGAGCGTGAGCCTCAGGGCCGTGGCCTGGGCGGCGGGCAGCTGATCCACCAACTGCTCCAGCGCCAGCTGCTGCTCGGCCTCGCTGGAGGCCAGCTCGGGCTCAGGAGAGGCCAGCTGATCGAGCAGGCACGGCTCGCCATCAGCGCTGGCATCGAGGCTGAAGTGCCCCAGCGGGCACTGGCCCTGCTCATGCAGGCGATGGGGAATGCGGACCAGCCGCACCCGATCGCGCAGGTGATGCTGCAGAGCGCCTGAGATGCAGCGGCGCAGATAGGGAGCCGGCGGCTCGCCCGCTCTGCAGCGGGAGGCGGAGCGAACCAGGGCCTCACGGGCCACCTGGATCAGATCCTCCCGCTCCACCAGCGGGAACAGACGCCGGGCGGTGGCTGAGGCGATGGCATCAGCCAGGGGCAGGTGCTCCAGCACCAGGAGATCACGGGCCTTGAGGGCAGAACGACTAAGGGCCTGCGGCTGCTGGCAGGAAGGGGAGGCGAGGGGAGCCATCTGGGAGACGGCGGAGAACCCCACCCCCACCGGCCGGCCGCAGCGCCGGGGCAAGGACGCCCGACGCAGGAGAGCGCACGGCCTGATCCTTGACGCGGCGTGAGGACTGGCCGAGTGATGCGGTGGGTGTGTGCCGGCCCTGTGGGGCCTACTCCTCCCCCGCTGCCGGAGCCGGCATACGACCGCTCTGAACTGGGGCATCGCTGCGGCAACGGCAGCCAAGCCCATGGCTTGCGCCACAACTGGGCCCTGTCAAGCGATCACGGGGATGAACGGGTCGACCTCCAGCTCCTCGATCAGAGCGAGGACCGCACCCAGCAGAGGCTCCAGCTCAGCGATTACTGCCCCCTGCTCTGGAGTGCCTGGCTGGGTCATCTGACCCAGGGCATTGAGAACGGCGAGCTGAAAGAGCAGCTCAACCACGCGGTAGTGGCGCTTATCCATGGAGGCTCGGGATCTGTTGCAAAGCATTCCCACCCCCGGACAGCCTGGTTTCTGCAGCCGACCTGGCGGATCATGTGACCAGAAGCTGATGGCTGATGGGCGAGGCGGTACGAGACTGGCTACGGCTGCCGGTTGTCACCGCCGGCTCCGAATACCTGGTGATGGGGCACCTGATGCGGCGCAACATCCTCACCTACAAGGCCCCACCGGGGAATGAAGGGTATGACTTGATCTGCCTTCATCCAGATCCACGTCACCAGCCAGGACCAACAGAGAAAGCGCAGATTCGCGTGCAGGTGAAAAGTCGCTACGCGACCGACTGCGACCGAGGGTTTCCTGTCAAAGAGAAAAGCCTGAATGCCTTCGATTACTTGATCGTCGCCTTCTTAAACATCGGAAGCTTCTACGGCAAGAACGACGGCAGCACTGGCGCTGAACAGCCAGAGTTCTACACCCTATCCCAGCAGTTCATCAGGGAGCATCACGATGCAAGCTCGACCTGGGAAAAGGTCAAGCTCAAACGCCTTCAAGAAGAGATTGAGCCGTTCAAGAATGAGAGGGGCTTTGAGCTGATCGCAATCGACCTTGGCATTCCTCTGCCAAGGAAGAATCGCTGATCTTGCTCGGGGAGACAGCTATGAAGTTCAGGCTCATCCAATCGAACAATCGAGGACTTGTTACCCGAGCGGGAGATCGGACCTACGCTCGCAGCGGCCCAGCAAAGGGGGAGGAAGACTGGAAGCTGCCAACTCTGTTCATCTGGTCGAACAAGCCCACGCGTCTCGTGGCTCGCTGCTGGACCCGCTGGACAGGAGAGAAGCTCGAACGTGACTTCATCTATGAGGTGACGCGCTTTCGAGACGTCATTGATCTTCAAGGTGACACCCGCTTTCACCAGTGGTGCTCTCAGCAGCTGCGGCTGCAAATGTGGGAGATGACAGAGCCAGTTGTGGATGTGAGCCAGCACTGCTGCCCTGAGCCCGAGGCCGTTCATGAGCCTAACCGCTTGAAGACGGCGCAATATCTCGAGCGAAGAAAAACACGGCTGAGAGCCCAGACACCTTTGCTGACAGAGGAAGAAAAAGAAATTATTTCAGATCTCTATCAACTCAGGGACTCGCTCAATCAGGCCGCAGGCCATATCGCCTATCACGTTGACCACATCAAGCCGCTGGCGCTCGGAGGGCAGCATCACCCAAGCAACTTGAGAGTGACAACCTCTCGCGAAAACATGACCAAAGGAGCGAAAGACTATGAGTTGCCGCCTCCTGGGCAGCCTGTGATCGCTGGCTAG